CCCGTTATTTAGGGTTGGTTTTTTCTTTGTCTGGATATTCGTAAATAAGGGTATTGAATAAGTCTACATTTTTATAGTAACTATCAATAATCTTATTGGCCTTGTTTTTGTCTTTGTAGTTTAAATCAATTTTGTCTACTTGGTTTGCCTCAGTAGTTTTAGAAATTTCCTTCAATGGTGGCTTATCTCCTGTTAAGAAGTAGTCTATATCTCCAATAGAAAATCCACTTTGATTTAATGCATTCTCAATATCAGTATCACTAACACCTAGTTTTCTGGCTCCTTTTATGTTTAATAAAACTTGATCCGAAACTTTTTCATTGACCTCATTATACTTTTCAATAAGCTTTCCAATTTGTTCTTCATCTAACTCCTTTGTAGATTTTATCTTTCTGGATATATTTGTTCTTACATCATTGTATTTCTCCTTTAAATCAAATCCTACAGAACTCATACCTGAAGCATAGTTTATTGTAGAGAATCTAAAACCAAGTAAGCCCATTATAGCATCGCGATTATTGTATTCTCTACCATAAGAAGTGAATTTATCCCCGAAGAAATCAGGATTAATATCGTTGGCTCTCATAAATTCTGTTATGTTTGCATAAACTCCTGGACCTGCATTTTTAAGGTAGTGTTGAACTATCTTTTCTGGATCACTAAACACTCCAGTTCCTAAACTTTCTCCTTCATATATCTTCTTACTGTATTGGTCTTTGTTTGATATTAACTCATTAACTGTTTTGTATGAAATATCCAATCCAATATAAGGTGTAAATAATTCATCCGCAGAAATTTTCATCTTATCATTAAAGCTTCTTCCGGCTCTATCTTCTAATAATGCTCTTAATGGCTTCAACCAAACCTCCGCAGGAAACAATGCGGTACCATCCATAAATACAGGTTGTTTATAACCGTCTTTACCTGTGTAAATAAGTTTAGCATTTTTCTGCCAATCAGGAAGCATATTTCTAAGAGTATCATCATCTTCATCATCGAATCCAATCATGTTTCGGCTAATTATACTTATAGCTCCAAGTGATGCACTAGCTACAAATAATCCTGCCGCTTGCTGCATTGCCATTTTATTTCTACCAGAATCTATATCTTCTTTAATAAACCTTAAAGTATTTGCCGTAGTTCTTAAAACCTCGTATGGAAATGAAACGAATGTACCAACAAAAGGAACTCTTCTTAACCTTTGAACATTTTTAGGAAGCATACTGTATGTAGGAAATGTGCTTGTCATTCTTTCTGCTGCCTTAGCTTCTGATTGCATTTCAGTCATTCCACTACTCATGTACCTTTGTTTGTATGTGTAAAATCCTATCACTTTATAGTAATCATCACCAAGAGCATATATTTTTTTAACAACATCAAAACTTTTAGTGAATACATTTTTACTAACCATCCTATCAATTTCATTACTGAAATCATTGATAGTTTCTATTACTTCTTGCGACATACCTCCGTCACCCAAAATACCTAGTTGGTGTAATTTATAAAGTTCGGACTTTAGTTCTTTTCTAGTCTTTTTAGTTCCCCATGCTAACTTTAAAGCCTTGGCCGCAAGTTTTGGATTGGCTCCTGGCATAAATCCTGCATTTATTCCTAAGAAAACACCGCTATAAAAGTTTCTAGCCGCAGTAGTTGGACTTAAAACAGTTTTTCCTAGCTTAGTGAATCCAGAAAACACAATTAAAGCTTTGTATACATCGTTTGTAACGGCATCTAATGGCTGTAAATCCTGTATTGAGTTATATAGTTCATTAGGAACATATATACCGCTTAAGCCTTGCCATCCTTCTGAATCAGAAGTTAGTTTTGTATATCCTTCTTGAGCTTCGTATGTTCCTAGTCCAGAATCTAGCAATTCGGTGGCCATTGTTTCTTGATATTCCAAACTAGCAATATAACTGCTTATTTTAAAAACAGTATTTACATAATTTGCCACAGGATCTTTAGACTCTCCTAATAGTTCACGTATTGGTTCTGGAATATCTTTTCTCTTTTTTAAGAATGGAGAATCTGCGCGTCCACTTGTTGCTTGTGTAGCGAAGTCTCCTTTAACTTTTAAATCGTCTAGGTATTCAAACAGTTGTCTTCTAGCAGCTTTCTCGTCTAATTTTCCTTCGCTTTCTTCTATAATAAAATCTACAGCCTTTTTGATTCTGTTTCTACCTTCTGCATTTACGTTTTTACTCGTAAGATTGTTAAGGTATTTTTTATCTTTAAAAGCTTGGTATGATCGATACAAGTAAACTCCCTTATTAGCTTCTATAGTATCTATAAGGTTTTGTATTCTCTCTATAGAATTATCAATGCTTGTTTGGGCAATAGAACTTGATTTATAACTTTTCTTTTTAGCTTCTAGTGCTGTTATTTTATCAGCCAATCTAGTGTTTAGTTGTTCGGATAATGTATCTACTCTTGTTCTTAACGCATCTAAACTATTAATTTGTTCGTCATTTAAAAAAGAAATATCCGCATCTTTATTACCAGACATGTATTCGTTAATAGATTTTATGTTCTCTTTAAAGTCTTTTTTTGACTTCTTAAGTACATCTTTACCTATTTTATTTAATACGCCTATCTCGTATTCTAAAGCAGTTGTTATTGCGCTAGTTTCTCTTCCTAGAGATCGCATGATATTTGCAACTTCTTTTGTTGCTCCGGCATTACTTTTAAATGATTGGTTCCATAATCTTTTAAACTTGGCTCTAAATTCATTTAATTGTCTTACTGGACCACCTTTGCTTAGTGCTAAATCTCTGTTGTCTTTAGATTTTGAAGTTATACCTTGCGCCTGAATCTCGTTATCTACTTCTTCTTGGGTTTCTGACTTTGATTCTGTTTCTTTTTTTCCTGAAAGTTCTTGAACGCTTGCAGCCTCAGCCTCTCTGATCTCGACATCTTGTTGTCCTTCTTGTTTTCCATATTGCTCTTCTAAATATTCAATTGCTTCTTTATCTGATAACTCACTTAAAAAATCGTCCTCAGCTTCAATAGATTCTAAAACAGCGAAATCTTCTTGGCTAAGTGAGTTTTTAAACGCGTCCAACTCCGCTTGTTGCGCTTCTACTTCTTTTTCATTTCTTAATTCAACTATTTTTTGACGCACATCGTCAATACTACCGTTTTCTCTAACGATAGATTCTAATGCGTCTCTTATTTCTTGTTGGTCTATATCGCTTAATCCAGAACTTTCGGCAATTATTTCTGAAGCTCGTTCAATAGTTGGTAAATCTGATTCTTTATTAAATCCTGCTGCCCATTTACCTCCTTTAGATCCTTGTCCTTGTGATTTAGCGTCATTTAATTTAACTCTTCCTCCGTCGGCCATGTATTTTAATGCCGCTTCATAAGGAGTTGTAGGTTCAAATGTAGAAACAGCTTCGTTTGTTGCAGCATTGTTTTCGTCTCTTATGGCGTTTTCAGTTTTAGAACCAATAGCTTCTGCTTCTATTCTGGAATAGTTTGCATTCTTAACCGGCTTTAATCCTTTTGGATTTTGTTTAGATACCTTAACCTTTCTATTTACAAATTTAGGAACCTCTCTGCCGTCGTTTGTTTTTATACTTGTAACTGTTCCATTTGCGTCTAATTCAACATCAAATTCACCCTTTACTCCTTTAGGGTTTACTCTTTTTGTTGTTGGTTGCTTAACCTCTGTTTCACTTGCTGTAGGTTCAACGGTGGGTTGTGCTGAACTTTCTTGCTCTTGTTGTGTGTTTGTGTCAGTTCCAGGCTGAATATCTCCATCAGTAGCAGTATTTTGTTCCTGTGTTGTTTCATTGGTATTCTCTGGATTTAGTTCAACCGTTGTAGAAGGTGTGTCTTCTACTGCTTCTTGTGTTGTGGATTCTTGATTTTCAGGTGTTGTTTCTTCCACCGTTGGCTTTTCTGTTTCTGTGGCGTTCGTCTCTGTTTCGGCATCCGTATCTTTATTTAGTATTTCTTCTTTTTGAGTTTCTTTAACCTCAATTTTTTCTGTAAAATCTTCAATAAGTTTTTCTTTAGCTTCTGCGTCTATCTTTTCAGATTCATTTATCTCTACAATAGATTTTTTTGAATCATTTATTTCACCATCTAGTGCAGAAACTTTTTCCCTATCCTTATCAGATAATTTAACTACAGCTTCAGAAGTATTCTTAAGTAGCTCAAAATTTTCTTTTGTAGCTTTATCTATCGCAGACAAGATAGAGTTTTTTTCCAACTCAGTGAAATCACTACCACTATCTAATTGCTTTTGCATTTTAGATATAGTTTCTAAGTTCTCTTTTATCCTTGACTTTTTTTGTCTTGTATGGTATGCACCCATTGCGTCTCCAATAACTGTAGGAATTGTATTCATTAACCCCACAGTTATACCCGTTTTAGCTATCGTGTTGGCTAAATCGGCACCAATTTTTGTGTCTTTTTTATCTAATCCGTAATAATCTACTATTTGACTACCTAATAACGCGCTAGTTTCTTCCGTTAACTCTGCTGCTACCGGTTTTAAATATTTTGAAACTCCGCTTTCAATTGCTTTCCTTCCTCCTGAACTTATTCCAGCCTTCAACGCTCTAGCTCCCTTCATCATGGCATATCTATCTACTAAAGCTCCTGCGGTATCGAATAAAGCACTTGAAGCACTAGCAGCTAGTATTTGAGTTTGTGAGTAGTTTTTGCCGTCTTTAGTTATCTCTCGCTCTAGTTCTGATTGCTTACCTCCAAAAGAAGATGATCCTAAATACATAATACCGCCTGTTCCACTTGCTGCAGCAACCAATGGGATAGATTGTTCTCCTAATGTCTCCACGAAAAATTCTCCAAAATCCTCGTAAGACTTTACATCGTTTATTGATTTAGATTTTCTAATACCAGATTGCTCTTCGTCTACAATATCAAGAGTTTCATTAATTTTATCATCTATTGTTTGAGCTACCGGTTTAAGTGCGTCCGGAAATAAGTTTGTTGCTGTTTTGGTCACACCTAAAAGTCCTTTAGTTCCCTGAAGTCCTATTGATTTTTTAGTGCTCTCCCATAGCCCCCAATTAGTTTTGAATAAATCCAATTCTTCGTTGAATCCTTGTAAGTCTTCTTGTGATTTTTCATAATCAGAAATATTTAGATTCATCTTAGCTCCTAGACTATCTTTTTGGTATTTTAGTTCGTCTAATTTTGCGTAAGCCTGAACATTTGGCTGCTCTCCTTTTTCTAATGCCGACCATATTCCTTGAGAAATAGCGTTCATTTCTTGGTCAATAGCATTACGTTGCTCGTCGTACTTATTATTGTCCCATATTCTGGACTTGTTTTCAGTATTTAATTTTTCTATCTTACTGTATTCTTGTCTTTGTAAATCAGTAAGTTCTTCTTTTGATAATGTTTCAAAAAACTCTTCTTTATTTCTGTTTATAGCTTCTTTTTCTAGGTCTTCTTTTGATTTACCTGTTTCAAATGCAGAAGAGCCGCTAATACCAAATAGTTTTGCGGCAAAAGAATTTTTAAACTTATCAGTTCGTTCTTGTGTTTTTAAAGAATTGTCTATTTCAGATAATTGGTCGTCTCTTAATTCAGACGCTTTGGTGTATCTATCGTACAAGTCATTTTTTTCCTGTTTCTCAGGATTCAATGGCTCTGTTCTTAATAACTCAAATGGATCATTACTTTGTGCACCATCCGAAGAACCAACTTCTGGAACTGGCCCCGAAACCGATTGCTGATTTTGAGAAGTAGATTCTGAAACGTCTTTTTTTTTAATGAAGATGTTATTTTAGTCTCAAAATCGTCGTAAGAACCTAAAGAATATTCTGATCCAACACCTTCGTAAAAAGCTTTTCTTTTACTTGGATCTTGAAGTTTAGTCTCAAACTCTTCATACGTTCCTAAATCATAATCCTTAGAAACTGCATCGTATAAAACTTTTGATTTATTTGGAGGTGTTGGTTGCAACATAATTAAAATCCGTTAATTGTTTTTTGTTTGTAGAAGAATTTTGTGGAACTTCATCTTTGTAAATTTTACCTTTAAGAGATTCTATAGTTTCTCCCATTTCCGAAGCTACTTTTGCTTCATCTTCTTTAGGTACTACTACTGCTTTTCTTTCGTTTTGACCTGGTATAACAACTCGTGCTCCACCTTTTCCGTCTCTTTTCGCTGACCTTAATTCTCTTGTAGCGTCCGCGTCTCCGCTTGAAGCTCTAGCTTCTAATGCAGAATAATCCTGACTAGTCATTGACTTGTACTTAGGAACAACAACATCTAAAACCATGTTACCATCCTTATTGTATGTCGCATTTTGAACTTCTGCGTTACTTAATACTTCTGATCCGTCTCTTATTGCATCTAAAGACACGCCTGACACTCCAAGGCTATTAACTTTGTTTGGATCAATCTTGTTTGCAGAAAGGTTCCAAGTCTCATTAGTAGGTGTAACCGGTTCTGTAATTTTTGGTTGCTTATTACCTTCTTTTTGTCTATCTAAATTTAATCTTCCTGCTGAATTTATCGCACTATAGTCTACTTCTTTTTTCCTAGTTCGATCTACGTATGTTTCCATTTTTTGTTTGAAACCATCTAATACCGCAGTAATAGTTTCTTCTTTATCCGGATCTAATCCTAAATCTTGCGCAAAAGATTTTCCTTCACTTGTTAATCCTCCCCCTGGAGAAACCATAATGGATTTTGCTTTTTCGCTAAGTGTTCCTTCTAGTGGGCCTATTATAGTGTCTGTTACATATCCAGATTCAGAAACATCTTCGTTTTTACCTAATTCTGCTGCTGCTCCTTTTGCTAGTCCGTCAATGTCAAAGTTAGGGTCGAATTTCCAACTTGTGACTCCATTCATAATGTTGTTAAATGATTCGGTTCCTATAATGTCGTTTTCTCCATCACCATTTATGTCTCTATAGGCAATAACTAAATCTCCGTTATCATCAAATCCAGTTTGATAAGAATCATAACTATCTTGAACTGTACTTCTGAATTTAGCAACCTTGTCGTTGTCTTTTATTGTTCCAGACTTAACATTTGCCTCTACTTCTTGAACTAGTTCTGCTATTTTATCTGAAAAAGGCTTTATTTTGCCTACAACGCTATTTAATCCACTAAGTTTTGTGGATAGTTTAATATAGTTTTCACTTCCTGGAGATTCTGTTTTCAATTTCTCCATAACATTAAACCTTTCGTCTGCTGCTTGCTGCAAAGTCCTTGCTTGTAGTTCGGTTAAGCTTTTAACCCCTGTTTCCCAATTGTTTAAAGGTTTAATATTTTTTTCGTAAAAAGCCTTATCTTCTTCTCGTTTTTTTTGTGCTCTATTATAATCCTCGTTATCTTTTAAACGACCTTCTTCTCTTCTGCGTGCTGCATCTTGGTTCCAATACTTAATGTCTTCGGAAACTCCGTCACCAAGACCTCTTGATTGAATGTGTGCTGCGTTATTTCCTTGTGCTGCCATTTTAAACTATGCCTCTTGTTAAGTATGATTTGTAAAGTTCTTCTTCCTGCTTCATTTGTTGGTACCTTTGAAGACCAGATAAGTTACCTGTGATATTTGTGTTTCCAGAAACTATTCCAGAACTAGGAGTTAATGCTTTTACAGAATCAAGTAAACCACCTGCATTAGCACTCTCGCTTTCCATATTAGCAGCAACTAAAGATCCGGCATTACCAATGCCTCTGATTCCGCTAAATGTGTTTTCTTGACCAGTTTGCCTAAGTTGACCTATGCCCTGAAGTTCTTGATTATCTCTAGCTTCTTGCATTCCCTGAATACGTTGATTATCCTGAGCAACTAATCTGTTTCTGTTTTGAACTTGGTTGTCTAGGTATAATTGTGATTCTCTATTTTGAGAATTTGTTTGGGAGGCTATCTTTGGAATCGCTCCGAAAACACCTCTTATTCCTGCGTTTCTTGAAGCATCGACTAATGAAGCGGAAGTTCTTCCAGATTCTTCGCGCATTAAATTAGATCCAATGGTAGAAATACCTTGGTCTTCATATACGTTTTCTAATTCTTGTCTTTCAAAATTAGCTTCTGCTTCTTTTGCTTCTTTAGTTTGTTTGATTCCTTGAAATAATTGGAAGCCTCCTTGTGCTGCTCCTATTCCTCCGGCAATCAAAGCTGCGGTACCTACGGCCATGATTTTTGTATTTTAAATGTACTTAGTACAAAGTTAAGTATAAATTTTAATTATACTAATGTATTATGTAATAGATATTTAGTATTGTTATATTAATTTTAATATTGTAGGTTTGTGTCAAACTAAAAACAATCAGTTATCATGAAGAAATCAATTTTATTATTAGGAGCTTTGTTCGTATTGTTATTTACAGCAACACCTACAAACGTAGATGCTCAAACGAAGGATCCAGACACAAGAAGGATATGCAGAACTGTAGAGGTTGAGAATAGTTTTTTATGGATATTTTCATACACAACTGTAGAAACTAGATGTTCTCATCAATATACTTACGAAGAGAACTAAAACAAAAAAAGCTAGTCTAAATTAATAGACTAGCTTTTAAATTTGATAAAAATAAATCATTAAAATAACAGAGAAGTGTAAAATATTGTTTTTTGGATATTTTATGTTGTTGTACTCAAGTGGTTAAGAGGTTAGTCTGCAAAACTAATATCGTGAGTTCGAATCTCACCAACAACTCTAATGCAGTTCGATTCTGCTCGTTTATTGAGAATTGGTATCTAAATGGGGTTCGAATCCCCCTCGCTAGTCGAGATTAATAGCTTAAGGGATAGGTCAATATGACTGCTAGGAAAGACTAGCTAATTTTAAAACAAATAATATGAAAGTTTGCGGAAGATGTAAATCTATAAAAGAAAAAACTTTTTTTAGTAAAAATAAATCTAGGAGTGATGGATATAATAATATATGCAAGTCCTGCGATTCCAATAGGAAAGATAAGTCAACTAGAGTTATGCTTCGTCCAGAAGAAAGACTAGATAATACTAAAGGTGTTTTTGGTTTAATAAACCAGATGTATAAAAACCAGAAAATAAACTCAAAAAAAGAAATCATTTACCTCCAGAATATAGTATGTTGGAATTGAGATCATGGCTATTGTCAGAACCTAGTTTCATGACTATGTTTGAAAAATGGAAAGATTCTGGTTTTATTAAAAAATTAATGCCAACTGTAGATAGAATAAAAAATAATGAAGGATATAGTTTTTCAAATATTCAAGTGTTAACATATGAGGATAACCTAAATAAAGAGGTTTTTATTAAAAAAATTATGGAACAACTAAGGATTGTAAATCTGTTATTCAGTTTAATAAAAAAGGTGATTTAGTAGGTTTTTTTGTTTCGCTTAGTCAAGCTAAAAGGGAAACTGGATTTAATCCAGATGAAATATCTAGATCGTGTAGAGGTTTAAGAAATGATTACAAGAATTTTTACTGGGAATTTGTTTATACAGAGTTTAATTGCAGGTTTTTTTCTGTAAAAGATTTTGTTATGATTAATGATTGGCATAAATTTTGGAGATTTCAAATGCCTGAAAGGTCAATATATCCAGATGATGTTGAAAATGGAATAATGGTTGAATTTAATAATATTCCTATTTGTTCTGGTTTTATTTATGCCACATCTTCATCTAGTCTTTTTTGGTTAGAATGGATAGTTTCAAATCCAAAAGTAAAAGATTCTAAAATTAGAAAAAAAGCTATAAATACATTACTTATAGCTTTAACTGAGAAAATAAAAAACTCTGGTGGACGCATTGTTTTTTCATCTGCAACAAATCATAATCTAATTGATTCATATTTAAAAACTGGTTTTATTAAGGGTAGTATAAATGCTACAGAACTAATTAAAATAATAAAATAATCTTGTTTTCATTACACGTAGCTTTTAATTGTAGTACTTTCAATTGCGAATAACTCTACAGCTTCGGTATCTGTGTTTTCTAATTCAACCTCCATGTAGTAACCGCGTATTTCACCGCCTTCAATTCTTGAATCTTTTTTAGCGAAACAAAAATATCCGTTAACAGGGGTAGTGGTGAATGTGTCTATTGTTAATATTCCATTTGCATTATCTATTATTTCACCAATCAGTTCGTTTTCACTTCCGTTTATCTGATATAAGTTGTCTCCGATGTTTATAGCGTTAGATATTCCCGTAAAAGTTATATTGCTTCCAGTTACACTTTGTATAACACCTACGCCCACCGCAGAACCTCCGTTTAAATCGGTTTCGTCTTCGTTTTTGCGTAAATAAGCAAAGTGTCTTGATTCTATTGCGTTAAACTCCGACTTCTCAATTGTTGATTCTGAATAGTTAGTTTTTAAATTCCCCCTCCATGAATGATCTCCTTCTAGTATTAAGTTTTTAAAAACCTTGTCTTGACTTGGAGCCTCGTTTAAAACAGTTTTTATCTTGGAATTAAATTGCTCCCCATAGAAATTGTTTCTAGTGGAATTATCCTTGTCGTTGTGTAAATAAAGTTGGCCTTCCTTTATGCTAAAGAATCGGTTGTTTAGATTGCACAACAAACCAGGATAGAAGTCAAAGAAACTAGTCCATCCTTTATTTTTTTCTGAATACGTTATTGTCTTTGGCATAGTTTATACGTTTGATGGACAAATTCCTGATAAGTTCCAAGATGTAGAACCAATAGGAGCAGTTATTATTATTTTCATTGTTGTTGGAGTTGCTGTTGTTTTATTAAAAGTGATAGAACCTACTCCACCTCTAGGCTCTGTTGTTCCATTAGCAATATCATTCTGAACAACCGTAACAGTCCTGTTTTCTCCTGTCACATCAAAACCAACTCCGTTAAAACCATATACAGGCAAATCCTCATGTGTTCCAAGTATGTTGTTTCCATTGACATTATATGTAGATGGATCACCTGTAATTCCACTTCCGACAAATTTAGAATCAGCTACTATAACTCCATCATACTCTATTTGGAATCTATCAGGAATAGAATATGCATTATATGATATTCCAGAAGAACCTAATCCTGTTCCTAGTACAATAATAGCCTCGTATATACCGATACCTCCACTAGCTGTTATTCCTGCGCTACAATCAACTCCTACTGATATATCTACTGAAACGGTGTTACTGTCTTCGTTACCATCGTTTACTTTGTATGTAATAATGTCAGTTAGGTTATCACTTCCGTTGTGACTATATGTTATGGTTCCGTTAGCATTTAAAACTGCTGTTCCGTATAAAGGTTGTGTAACAATTATAACTGTTAAATCGTCTCCATCTGGATCTGAATCGTTATCTAGTACGTTAATTATAACAGAATCTCCTTTGTTTACACTAACTGAATCGGCAACCGCTATTGGAGCTTCGTTTTTATCTTCATAATCAAAAATCAAATAAAGGTTTTCGTTTGAATTAGGTCTATTAAAAACAAAACTTCCTGTGTTGGTTTCTGAATTAGCAGATACAATGTTTTTGGTTATTGATAAGTAGTTTGCTGCCGCTAAAATAGTATTTATTTGAGCTTGAGTATAAAGTGTGCTAGATACTAAATATCCAAGTCTATTTAATTGTGCTTCGTTAAAAAATGCAGTACTTAGGGTATCTTTAAATGATTGTAATGTTATTGTTTCACCACTTGAAGGGAATTTTCCAACTCCTTCTGTTCCTGATTCTACCGTAAACTCGCTAACCGGAGCTAATTCAAAATAATGTGTACCTCCATAATATGTTCCAGAAGCTTTTTTGAATCTGTTTATTATCGTATCTCCAATATCTCCTTCATCATTAGTAACAATTGTTATTAATTTCATAGCGGAGCCAACCGGACAATTGTTTGTTAATTGTATAGTCGCGCTATCCGTTATTGGAGTAACTGTGATTGTTGCCGTATCTACATTTAAGTTATCTCTATCGAACGTTAATACTCCGGAGCCAGTTACATTACTTAATACTGATATGTCATTATCAAACACAGCTTGTATTGTCGCGTTGCCCGAAGTAATATTGTAGTTTAAAGAAACTTCTCCTGATAAATTGTTTAGATTCAATATGTATGTAAAAGCCTCAGTAATGTCTTTTGTTATTGTGTTTCCGCAATAAGCGTTGAATACTGTTAAGTCTTCATCTTCTGTTGATAAAACATATTTTTTGTGGTATGGATCATATCCACCTAATTTTTTAGAACTAGGGTTATTAATGAATAACTCTCTAAAGAAATTTACCATTCCATAGTTTATCTCACTGGTACCGTCAATAGATAGTCTAATTGGTGTTCCCATTTTGGGATTTACATAGTAGAATCTATAAGAATCCCATGCAATACTTTCTGGATTTTCTCCACATCCGTTTTCTCCTTGGTATGGAACATATTCACCTAATATTTCAGGGGTTCCAGAAATAACAGTATCTCCGTTAGCCATTGTAAGCAAATCTCTTCCAAATAAAACATATCCGGCTTTATCTCCCTGCCAAACAACTATATTTCTATCTCTTGTAAATAAGAATTGTATAGGTCCGTTCTGTTTTTCTAATAATTTAAAGTTTAATTGGGAGGTATTAAATACATTCAATCCATTCATATTAGTTTCTTCAACATATCCTTCTCCGTATGTTAAATCCGCGAACCTTCTAGTTTCTTTATATTTTTCTATAGATGTTGCAGTAGGCTTTAAATCAATGTTTAGGAAGTTTGAGTTTGCAGCATCTTTAATCCTGAAACTTTCAACGCCATTTCCTTGCACATAACAATTAAAGAAATCTAAGTCTATAATCGCAGGTAGTGAGCTAGTTTGGTTCTGAGAATTACCTTGATGCTTACCGTCTATTATTTCAAAAGTTTGTTCAGTCTCGTAAAACTTAAAGTCTTCTGATTGTTTTGTTTCTGTTTCAAAAACAACAAGTCCTTCAACTAGTATCGCATCTATAACTACAGTTAATACAGATTGTTTTTTGCTTGCAGGACTTCCGGTATTATCTCCTTGAATAAGTATTCTTACTTCACCTCCTACTTCCTCAAAATTAATGTCAAATTCATCATCTACAGATCCTAAGTCTACAACTTCCTCTTCCCACCAATCTTTTATGTTGTCATAAGTAGAAGCAACAATGTATTCTTTATTAAAGTCTGGACCATTACCGTCTTCTGCTACTTTAAGGAATATGTTTATTTTACTTCCTGCCACAATTTCAATAGCATTTTCAAAAGTACCGTCTTCGCTATAGCTATTGAAGTCTTTTATTACTACTGCAGGTTTCTTTAAATCATTATTATCGGTAGAGTTTTTCCAGGCTGTTCTTTTGGCTTCGTCACCGAAAAATGCTTCTAGTATGTTTTCGTTAATAAATTTTTCTTGCCTGTTTTTCCCTGCGGATCTTACTTGGTCAATATTTATAATAGCATTTTCAGAATAAGACATATCATATCCACTAGGCTTTATTTTCATGTAAAGTCCAGATTCTTCAATAATATCGTTGTCTTCGGAATCGGTATTTCCTTCTATAAAATCTTTATCCTTATTTACAACTTCTAACACTCTTGTTTTAAGTAAAGAGGTTATAGGTCCATTAAGATCAGATTTAACAATTAAAGTATCTCCTTCGTTAACCTTGTCTCTGTTAGCTCCTTCTAGCTTAACCCATCTATAAACACCATCTGGATAATAAACTGTAGCATAGATAGTCTGATACTGTAATGCATCTGATTTTACTACTAATTTATAAGAGTCTGCCCAATAAGGAGCATTGTGGTTTATGTTTATTAGCAGCTTGTTTTGTAAAGTGCTTAATTCTTGAGGAATATAAATAGTATTATTCAAAGATGTTAGAACTGTAGATTTTCTACCCCATTTATCTTGATAAATTATACCTACTTCATATTCTCTATTCGTTTTACAACTTGATACTGTCTCTACATTGCTAAAAAATGCACTTGATCCGCTATTGAATTTAAACAATAGGTTTTCTGTATGTGTATTAGTAGGGTTATCTCCAGGATCATTAGGAGTATCATCTACGGTATAAACTAAGGTTATCGCCTTTATAGTTATTGTAGTTGTTGTGCTTCCAGATACAGAAAAAGGAATGTTACTAGATAAAGTCCATGCATCATCAACATCAATATCGTATTCAGTTATAAATTTAGCGGTCAATATGGTTCCTATAAAAAACTTAAAATCATCATTAGCGGCCAAACCTGCTGCGTTATCAAAATCTTCTGTAAGAATATACTCTAGTGTGTCTAAGTATTCACCATCGTATAATGAATTACCAAGGTCTAAGTTAAAAATAAGACGCGTATTTTGGTTTAATTCTATTGTTGTTGGTATTGTAAATGTAAAAGTAGTTTCCGTTGCTCCTATAGAGTTTGATAATTCCTCACCACTTACATCATTTGACTTCACATCTATAGTGTAGTCCATTTTAATTGAGTTATCGTCTTCGTCTACAATATCATATCCTTCTACGTAGTTTCCTATTGTCGGTATGTTTTCCGTTAAGGTTAATGCCTTAGCTTTTCTAGGCACATTGTCAAAAGTTCTGTATAGCTCTTTCTCTGCCAAAATTTGGTAGATTTTATTGTTAGAGAATACATAGTTCTTATCTACGTCGTCAGCCCATCCCTCTTCTTCTTTATTGAATGAAGTTATAAGGTATAGGTTATTAGAGTTGCTCTGCTTTGATATAATCTCAATATCAGTAACTTGTTTTGGTCCCGTATCAAAAGTGATTCTAGCCGCGTTAAAAGCGTTCACCATGCCTATGTTTTCCATAGACTGATAATCCATTTTGAATTTACCTGGATTAAAGTTATAGTTGGAGTATGTAGAAACAGCACTTCTTTCGCCGTCTAAGTATTTGTATCTGTAGCCAAAAGACATAAATATCTCTTCTAAGTAATTGCTTTCCTCAGAAGAGTATGTAGGTGTAATTTTTGGGGCGAATTTTGGTTGCTTTTTGATTAAGAAAATATCTTCTTCTTCAAAATTGTTCTCGCCCCATGTTTTTGCTCTGGAAATATTAATGCAACAAATATTCATATTGTTGTCAGTCCACATAAGTAAATCCTTTTCTGGATCTTCGCTTAGTACTTTAACAATGCCGGTTATTAAAAAATCTTCTTTTATATTTAAAACCCTATCAACATCTTCGGTTCTAGTATCTTTAAGTACAGTACTAGAAACTTTGTTGGTTTCATCCCATTCAATTAAAAATGTTCCTGTATCAGATTTTACGAACCAATACAGATTGTCTCTAAATTCATCTTCGTATTTTCCTATCTCAATAGGATTGGAACCAAAGTCAATAGAAGTCAGCTTTTTGTTAGACAAAGAGTTTTCTATAGCCCCAACATCCGATCCCTCGGAGTTAACAACTTCTATATTGGTTGCTTCGCGGTAGTCTCCATCCTCCAACAATCTGTTGTCGATGTCTAAATTCATTCTACCATTTACGAAAGACTTCTTCATTTTATATAATTTTGGTTGACTACGCTAGTCTAAATATTTCTCTTAAGCTGAAATTGGATTTCTGTATTTTAGCTTTATGCAATGATGATTGGTATGCTTTTTTTGCCCTGTCTTTTTCATTAGCAGGAACAGTTCTCCTTTCAGATATAATATTGAAGTAAGCCCATTGAGTTAATACTGTTTTAAGCATTTTTGGAATCTCAATTTCCTCTTCTTTTAAATTATGCAACTCTAATCCATCAGATAAATAATGAATAACAACCTCTTTATCTAGTAAGTCCGAAGAAAAAAGTATGTTCTTTTTGTCTATTACAAATTCACCATACATTGATAACTTAGAAGTGTCTAAGTTTCCTTGGCTACCATGAAAACAAAAAGAATACTTCTTATAAGGTTTGCCGTATGCGTTTATACCATTAGCGTTAAGCGTGTTTCCTTCGCTATCAAATAGTAAGTTATAGTTACTGTCTTGTAAGTGGCTTATAGCTGTCGGTATATCGTTGTTTATATTTAAGGGATATAATTTGAAATCCTCTCCAACCAATGAAACCGAAACCCAATCAACATAATCTTGTTCTAAAGGAAATCTCAAAGAAGGGCCAACGGTTCTTTCTACAGCTTTTATGTTTTTCTGTACTTCATGAGTTAGCTCTTGCAGAACATCCTTAAGATGCATTACGATTAGACTTCGCTTAGTGTTCGCTAAGTAGTTTTCTGAGTCTGTAGTTCTTAATAGCATTTGATCCACAACACTTTTTAGCGTTATAAATTGGTAGCCTCCGTGAAGGTCTTCGTTTTCGTGATATGTTTGTGCTGTTTGGATCGGCATAATTATGAAGCGTTATCTTGATTGAAATCTGTATTTTCCTGAGCCATTGCTACTTGTTGAATATCTTGCTCTTTAAGGTTTATTCCAAACGCCAACAAAACTCTTCTTGTAATTTCAAATTCTTCGCTTGGATGTATGTCTGCATCCGAAAAATCCGAAGCAGAAGGATTGAACAATGCGGTTCCATTAACAACAACGTTAGTCCATTTAGGATAGTTTACTGTTCTTAGGTATGTTATCGATACGGCTTCCGTTGTTTCTGGATAAATTTTAATTGTGTTACCTACTTTAAGCAATGCAGGATATTGTGTTGTTGCTAATGTTTTTACAATATTAAATTCCTTTGAGCTCTTGCATTCTTCAAAAGAAGTTGTGCCAGCAATGGAAATTTCGTCTATGTATCTATAGTTTTCAGGTAGCACATATTTGTTAGTTGATTCTGATGCAAGCACTAAATCTTCCTCGTCAACCAGGTAATGGTTTACTTTTTCTCTAAATCTATCTGCTAGATTCTCTAAAAAGTTAGGCATTAAACCTCTATTCTGCTTATTTATGAATCTACTTATGTCAGAAAAGTACTCTTCATTTCGTCCTTGTATAGCATCAAATAATGCTTTATCGAAATCAGAAGGCTTCACATTGCCCCTAACATCAGTGTTTACAAAGAATTTTACTGTGGAATATATCCTGTCAATTAAATAGGCCATGTTGTAGTATAGATAAAACTTATATTAAAAACAAAGTTAATAAAAACAATCAATACATTTTTACTATATTGTATCAAATTTTAGTATAAGTTTGTTAATATGTATTATGGATAAAGAATTAATTGCTAAGGTATTAGAGTCTATAGGTGCTAACCATGAAAAGTCAGGTGGCAAATCAGGTATTACTCCGGTTCAAGTTTCTATGCAGTTGAACATTGATTTTTCTTCTTTACGTGACATATTGAATCATTTATACGAAAATAAATTGATTAAAGTAAGAGAAGGAAATAACAGTTATTTATTATTTAAGCCATGACAAAACAAATAAAAGAAACAAAAACATTCAATCTGCTAAATAAAATGCAGCAAACTATGACCTTAAAAAAAGGTCCTGTAGAAGAAATTAGACTAGGTTGTACAATGTCAAAATTAAAATCGTTCGACTTCTGGATAAAAACCTGCAGTCCAAGAGATTTAGTTAAAAATATAGTAGAAGAAATTAATAATCAATAAAAAAATAAGGGGAGTTATGGAATCATTAATAATTAGAAAAAGGAAAATAAAATTTGATTGTTATCCTGAGAAAATAAAGTTAATTGATAGATTTAAAATAAAACTATTTAAGTATCTGTTTTCTGAAAATGAAAAATGCCTTATGAATCAAGCTCTGAACCTTCAGAAGCATGAAATATATAAAGATTTGAGTTGTGGTTTAAATACAGATTACAAACAAGATATAGACGACTTAAATATTCTTTTAAAGATGTGTGAAAATAAATTATGGAACTAAAACACTTAAATAAGTAAATTATGAAAGTACTAGATAAAACAATGGTTGAGTATGTTATTGAAATGGAAAACCAAAAAGGTTACGAAGTTCAATCTTTATCTCACCAAAACTCAAATAGAGCTAAAAGATATTTTGATATAGCCAAATACGCTAAGTTTCTATCACAAGAAATAAAACTAGAAATGTTTGTTCCCTGTAAAGATGGAGTTCCTTTAAACTTAGTTATAAGTACAGATTATAATCCAGAGTTCGGAATGAAAAAATATCCGCAAGAATGTTACGAGGAAGATTTAAGAGAATATGAGGAAGCAAAAGAAAAGGTTTTGTTTGCAGGTTTTATGATTTGTGATGATAGCGAGTATTCTTATTGGATTACAGAGCATTCAACTTCTACAGATTTAATATTCTATAAATTAAAAGATAGGATTGATTGTTTTAATGACGAAATAAACACAATAGAGGATTTAATACCTTACAAACTGAAACTAACTAAAGAGATATAATTATGGGAACAACAACACATACAAGACCTGCTAAATGCAAGGATTGTAAATTTTGTAAAAGTTTTTACGATGGAAAATTAAAAAAACATACTTGTTTAAATGAAAATTCAGAAAAACACACATCAATAATAAAACTAAATGATTTTGTGTGTGATTCTTGGGAATTAATTTATACATAGAAAATGAAAAAACTACTATACATATTAGCGATTTTAACCCTACTATCCTGTGGTAAGCACGAAACACAATACGAAGAACTAAATATGTCTTTTACAGTTCCTACGTTCTTAGGTAAATGCGGAGAGCCTACAGAAGCGATATTAGTAATTAACGGTGTATTGCATCAATCAAAATTAAATGTGATAGCAGGAGGTTGGAAAATGGATGGCATATTAGTGGAAGATGGAAAAAGCACAATAACAAAACTAGTATTAATAGACGAGCAAGGAACAGAACTTTACACCGCTGTAGGGTATATGGATAGATACCGATTTGATTTGATTAATGAAAGAAATCCAATGAGGGTATTGAGATATACTAAGATAGGTACTGGAGTGGCTGTAATTTGTTTGTAAAAATTAAATAGAAATGGAAGGAATAGAGGATTTTAAAAAAGACCTAAAAGAAAAACAATACATTAAAAAAAACAATAAATTAACTGACTATGGAAAAGGTTATTTAACAGCGATTGAACGTTACGAGAAATTAATTTTATCTGGTGCTAACAATACGTTTAATAATTTTTACAAGCCTACGTTTGAACAATTTATTAAAGGCAGCAAACTGAAACAAGGTGTTGATGGAAAGTATTTTTACGAAGATAGCCTTTACACTTACGCTCAATTATTTTGTAAATACAAAAAATTATTCGACTTATAAACTTAAATTATGACAATAACATTGTTTTGGATAGGATTGATATTAGCGGTAATAGTATGCGGCAAACTTAAGCTCGTAAAGTCTCCGGATTATAGAGATAAAGTAGAGGAAGATGATTGGATGGTATAAAAAACAAAGCCCCAACTAAGGGGCTTTGTGCTTTCGGGAAAAAGCAAACACACATCTAAAAAACTATGCGGTTTATTGTTAATCTAGCTTAGACATAATCCAATCTAAATCGTTTTTCTTTACATTAGGAACTTCTTTCCCATTATTTAGTTCCTTATACATTTGTCTTGCCTCTTCAAGATCGTTTTGATGTTTCTCTTCGTCTGACAAAGTTACATCTTTTGAAGTAATTACTTCGTTTACTGCTGCGCCTAAATCAGCTTCCTTCTTTTTATTGTACATCCTAGTGTTTTGTATTCCAATTTCTTGAAGTGTAATTTGCGAAGCTTCAGTGTTCTCGCTTAAGAAATCACTTAATTTTTTGATAGGACTTTGACCTACTGGAACAGTGATAATCGTTTTACCGTCTGCCCATTGAACCTGGGTCCTTGATGGATCAATCTTCAACACTCCTTTTTGAATACCAAGTGCACCCACATACTTAACTTTGTAATCACTACTATTCATTTCGTCAATTAAAGCTTGAGGAGTTGCCTTAGCCTTTCTCTTAAGTTCTAATTTAACTTTAGCTTCCGACATTGAAATAGCGTGTTCACCAATCAAAATTAAAGCGTTAGCCATTAATTCATCTTCACCAGAAATATTAATGCGAGATAAAGCAGCTTCCTCTAACTCAAATTGCTCTAGTTCTTTAATCGCTTGAAGGTCTTCGTCGATTACTTCATACTCTTTATTATACCACTTGTGCTTCTTAAGTAATTCTAGTAAAGGTCTGTTATGTGCTTCAACCTCTAAAATACCATCTTCAAATACAATTGGGTTAGGTTTTTGATCTCCTTTGTAGTCTTCTACCCAAATACTATCTACTCCTTTAATATAATGAACCCTCTTTAAAGTTTTTAAACCTGATTCATTCTTTTTTTCCAACATCATTGTTTTTGTTGGAATGGAGAAACTCACTGGAGATCTCCCTTTAGTTAACCTGAATGTTACGATGTTTTTGTTTGCCATTTTTCCTCTTTGTATTAAAAAAAGCAGGAGAAATTAATCTCCTGCCTATATGTTACTATTTGATTATGCGTAGTAATCTGCGCCTGTTCTAACTACGAAATATGCATTGGCACCAACTAACATGTTAGTACATTCTGACATAAAATCAGTAATTTGATTATCGGTTCTGTGCTGAGTTCCACCTGGTCCAAATACTTTAACTTCTCTCTTACGAGCAGCGTTTCTGTAAAGGATAGATAAGTAAGGCTTACTTACTGTGTTACCGTCACGCATTACTGAAGTCGTTCCAGAAGGAATGATTAAACAAGCAATACCTGAAGCTTTAAATTGAAGGTTACCAAGTAATGTCGGTTTATCCAATAAATCCCAAGGAGTAAAGTGGAAAGTGATACCATCGATGTAAACAGAAGCAAAACCTAATTTAATAGCCATGTCTTTGCTGTTGTTGAACATACCGTAGTTGCTTCCTGCTGCGTAATGCGCATTTAAACCTGACATCATTTGTCTTAGGTAAGCTCCTTGTTCGTGGTTATGCCAGATAGTGTACTCAGTACATCCAGTTCCTTGTTGTTTGATTCTTAAAGCAACCTTAGATAACTCTTCGATATCAGTGATATACTCGTTAGCAATGTTACCGCCTTGTTCGATTTGAGGAACAAAACCTTTCATACCTGCTGCGTCACCAGAAGCTTTTCTTTCAAATAATGTGAAAGTCATTTCAACCTTGTTATCAAATAAGATACCAGTGTTTTCTACTTCATGGTTGTACCATTTTGGTCCATCAGGAGTATCAATCCAAGTATCGTGAAACATATCTGATCCTTCGATAGAATAAGTTTCTTTGATAATGTGAGAAAAGTTCTCCTTAACATCTGGATTCCATCTTTTACCTTTTTCAAAGTTTCCTGTCCCTTTAGCAAAAGAGTTAGAGAAATCACAAATAACAGAAACTGTACCTGCGAAAGAAAAAGCAACACCGTCATCCGGAGTGGCAACAAATATTTTAGAAGAAGTGATAACGGTAACTGTAGCTTGCTTGTTGATTTCACCATCAGAAATCAAAACAATATCACCAACTCTTAAATTGTGATCTGAAGTTGAAGTAAATCCAGAAGCAAGCGCATAAGTTACGCCTTTAATGATAGTGTTTAACTGACCTTCCTCAGCCCATTGTACGCGATCATTTGCGTAAAGTTCTTCTTGACCCATTAAGCTAATAAGCTTAGTGATCTTTCCACGGCCATTAGCCATGTGTAATTTTGGCTTCAACTTTGGTACATACTTATCAGCATAAGAGCTTAAAGTAATGAATGTTGAAGCATCTGCAATTGCTCCTGCAGGTTTGTCGATAACGGAAATTCCGCTAAGGTTATTGGTTTGTAAATCGAATGCCATGATTGTCTATTAAAAATCGTTAACTGAAAATGGTATCGCACTTGTTGAAGATGCTCCTGGTATTGGAACAATTCTACCTTTCTGTTGTTCGGAAGGCATTTTAGATTTTGTACTAAAGTTCGCATTGGTTTTGTTCTTCACAGATTCTTCAATCCATTCTGCCCTAGCCTTATTCACTGCGGAACTGATTACTTTTCCCATGTTTTCTTCTTGAGCAAAGAACATTGCCTTTTGAAGTTTAGCGTAGTCTACTACACCGTCTTTTGAGAATGATTCTTGAATAAACTTATCCGTGTCTGAAGCTGCCGATAACATATTATGCTTATCTTTTTGGCTAAAGTCATAAGATATATCCATCTTAATTTCTTCTCCGTTCTCGTCAATTGTAACTTGGAAAGTAGATGCCGTGATATTATCCTGCGACTTCTGTAGTCCTTCTAAGTATTGTTCTTTTTGACGAGTCCAATTTTCGTATTGCTCTTTTGGGATAGTAACTCCGTTTTCAAGTGTTACCATTTCTGGTCCTTGTTGCGAAGCTGATCTCTCAATAGGTTGCTTGTATTTTTTTTGGTCTTGGATTTTATTGTTTAACCAATCTTTACCATAACCTTTTAATTTTATTAAATCAAACTTATCTAAATCCTCAGATAAATCGATATTCAATTCTTTTTCAATGAACTCTATTGCTTCACTAGATGTAAACTCACCATCAGAAAAATCTATTGCTTTCTTCTGTGCTATTTCTAGCGGAGTCATTTTAGTAAAGTCTTTATTCAATTCTGCAAAATCACTAAAACCTCTACCGGTTTCCTTTGAATAGTTTATGAACTGAATAGCTTCATCAGATAATCCCTCTAATGGATCTACTGCTTTCTCAGGAGTTTTAAACAAATCATCTATTGATTCAATGTCTTTTCCTTTTTTCTCCTTAAAATAAGCTTTTATAGCATCGTCGTCTAATTCAATAGGCTTAACCTCTTCTACAACTTTTTCTTCCTTCTTAACTTCTACTTCTGGTTTTTCTTTAACCTCAGTATCAGATTTTACTTCTGTAGTAGTTTCTTCAACCACTTCTTCCGTAACAACTTCTGGTGTTTCAACTACCTCTCCTGTAGTTTCTTCCTCAGCTTTTACTTCAGGAACTGCCGCCTCTGGTTGGGTTGCCGCGTTGTCATCTGTAAAATCAAAGTCATTTAAAAAGTTTTTCCCGATAGATTCCATACTATAAATTTTTCTTATATGAATACAAAGTTATATAAATTTTACTTATAGTAGATATAAAATATCAATATTTTTATATTAAATAGTATATGGAACAAAAAAACCCTTCCAGATTAGGAAGGGTTTTAAACATTACGGGGGGTATATAGAACTAAAAAAGCTAGTACCAAAGATAATATAAATATCCGTTATATAAGCTATGAAATTAATAAAAAAAAGAAACCCATGCAAATTAATACACGGGTTGAATAACTAACAGCTTCACTACACTTAAAATGTGCTTCGGGTATTTCGAGGTTACTGGTTTTTATTCGCTACTGTTAACCTTTTTTCGCTCTTGTATCTTTTCTTTAATTTAATGTCACTTATAGTAACAGTTGATACTCCAAAAGAATCAGCTATTAATTTCTGACTAATCCCTTTTTCTATACATTGCTTTATAAGTTCTATTTGATTTGAGTCAAAATAACTGTTGCTTCTTTCGCAACCAGTTTTCATCAATCTATTGTCTATTGCGTGTTTTACGTTTTCTTTTGCTGTATTCCATTCTAAATTACCAGTAGAATTACAATCTTTGATTCCGTTTATATGGTTCACTTGAGGTTTATTGTCTGGATTAGGAATAAATGTTTCTGCAATTAATCGATGAACTTGCTTGCTTTTTTGTTTTCCTTTCGAGTCTAGTAAAAATACACATAAATAACCACTTCTGTATATTTGTTTGACTAAAATTTTACTATTACACTTTCTAATATCTCCTCTTCTATTTGCTTGATATAAACCATCATAACCAGAAATATCTAGCCATAATGGTTCTAATTTATTTTCATCGTTCATTTAGTTTGTATTAAGAATGAAAAACGTAATCTTTACCGGTAAACTTATTGTAACCGTAAATAGACATTCCTAATTTTGACCCTACATAACCACTATCAGAATGCCAATCGTCAGGCTGTGATATACTTTTAAATATTATTAACTCAGCAATTCCGCCTAAATCTTCTTGCAATTCATGGTGTAAATGTTGGCTAAACATTGTAAAGCTATCTGTTTTTTGTATATTAATACCTTGTTGCCTAGCCTCAGACATAATAAGTTTATGGATTTCCTTCTTAGTTCTATTTAAAGACATTTTAGACATGTGATTAAATATGAAGCAGTTTTTTCCGTACTGAATATAAACACGTTCGCTATACCTAACTATAACCTCCACTTGATTTGTTGATGTATGTTTGTTGCTCAATTGGTAGTATCTTTCTATGAACTCTGCTAATAAATACGCTGTATGTTCGTTGTGGTTCCCAGGAGTGCTAATAACCTTAACTGGTGCGATTTGCGCATAAGTATCAATCTTTGCCAAGGTCATATCTAAGTATTGGCCTAAATGCATTCTATAAGAACCATCTGTAGAATTAGCTTGCTTAGTCCCCTTGGTTGTAGTTTGTTCTGTGTTATCTATATGTAAATCATCACCTCCAATAGTTACATAAAAAACATCTGGAATACCCTGCTTAAGTTGTTTCTGTATCAGTCTACTCGTGTGATTAACGACTTCTTGAAGTGCTATTTCTCTGTCATAGATAACTTCACCATAAGCATTATAACAAAGTTTCATAAAATGTTCATCACTAGAACCTACAACACTAGCGATATTTTCGTGCTTATATCCTTTTAAATTTACTTTCTTTATTTTGTATTTAGGGATAAACTCTTCTATGTAGTTTTGGAAAGGTTTTAATGTACCGTACCTGAACTCATTCCAATTGTCATATCCTTTTTGTATTTCTATCCATTTTCTTTTTTCAGTGTCTTTAGTGACTTGACGCTTCATTGATTGGATATTCTCTTCTACGGCTTGTTCTACCGTTAATCCATCAGCAAATTCAATATCGGTTTGACCTATCATTGATTTAGTCATTCCGTGAATACGCATATACTTAGCTACTGCTTTGGCATGTGTAAAGTTGTATCGCATTGCTATCATTGCTTGCGTATCTCCTTTACCTTCGTAGGAGTCTGAATATGCGCGCATGATAGCACCGTGCATGTTTTTACTACATGAATACACTCCGAACTCACCTAGATCAGAAATAACTGTTCCTGTTGTGTGGTTTACAGTTGCATTGTCATTTATTATTTCAATGCCTTTTTTCTTTGGTTCTCTTTCTAACGCTTCTCTTTTTGTTGGATTTCGTCTACTTTTTTTAATTTGTTCCCAATCATCTTTTTCGATGTAATACTCTGCTTGATTTCTGTTTTTCATGTTTGGTTTTGGCGGAAACCCCAATAGTTCCGCCTCTTCCTTGTACAGCTTTTTCCGAATTTTCATAATGTAATGTTTAGTTTTTGTTTTAACCGATTAAACTTTCTAGGCTGAATTTTTTAGAAAAATCGATAGGACCTTTATCTTTTAATCTTTGGTCTATCATTTTACTTTGTCGAGTACTATTCTCGATTTCTCTATCCGATTTAGCGTCTTCTTTGTATTTTGTTAAGTTTATTGTTTGTAAATTTTTGATTTGCTCTATATAAACGTCTTGTTGGAAAGATTCTTGTCTTATAGGTGCTTCAACTTGTAGTTTTTGGAAATGCTCTTTTACCCTTAATGTTGATAAGTTTCCTTCTTTTTGAAGTTCTATTTGAGCTTTCATTTGCAATAATTGTAAATCTCCCTGCATTTTAACCTGTGCTGCTTCCGCATTAGATTGAGATTGCAATTTTTGATTGTATGCATTTTCTTTCATTCGCTCTTTAATCTTACGAGTCCTTACAAACCTCATATACTCTACAGCTTGCTTCATATTACCTCTGGCAATGCGCATAATATCAGATTTTTCAGACACATCTATAGTCCCTTCGTTTAGTGCAATTCCTAAATCTTCTCTAAGTTCTGCTAGTTCTTCTTTCGAAGGTACTAATTCTACGGTAAATCCGAACTCAAAATTGCTTCTATTTTTCAAAGTTTCTAATGCATCCACATTATGCTTACCTACAGCTTGCTCATACATCTTAATTAAATGGGATGCTTCTTTCTTTAAAGTGAAGATAGATTTAAGCCTAGAACTTATAGTTTCTGATACTCTTTTATCGAATGAAACGGCTGCATCTGCTATATGTTTTGTTGCGGAGTTACCTGCTAACTTCATTAATTGGTTTACACCTACAAGAGCATCCTCAGATAAAGAACCGTCCATAGCAGGGTTAATTCCTGTTGTCTCTCTGATTAAATTGTAGTAGTGTGCCCAAAGATTTAATAGGATAGTTAATGCAGAACCTTGTTGGTTACCCATTGGTCTTGCACTAGCACCGTCTTTGATGCCTTCGTCACCCATCTGTATTCTTTTCTTAAGAACAACACCCTTAGCATTTAATATGGATAAAGCCATTTTCCAATTCTCTTGCTTAGAATCTCCATCTTTCATGTCAGTAGTTAACTGTGCTAGTTGGTCAATATCTAATTCAATCAAGTCAGGCTTTAACTCAGACATTAAATGTTGCATTTTCAAGTGCACATACTGCATTTGATTAGCTATAGGAATAACATTACTCTGGAATGACCTTAATTTGTTCTTATATAATTCAGAAGCTTGTGCTATGAATGGAGGTAATACGCGATCCATATCATCGAATGTAGTGTTCTCAGACTCTTTATATCCGTAAACATACTTATCACTTCCAACTATATAGTTTCCTTCGTACCAAGTATCTAATCCTTGTTCTAGTTTACTTTTTTCAGATCCTTCAGGAACTTCATAGTTCTCGTCTCTTTTAGATACTTTTTTAAGTTTTCCTTTTCTATCGTAGTATGCTTTGTATATTTGTTTTTTATCAGATTTGAAAGTGAATCGTAGAACTTGAATTTTAAAATCAAGTAATTGATCCATATCACATTCATCAAAATTTGCTATTCCACTTTGAGAATTATCACCAGAGTAAGTTTTAGCAATTTCTCTACATACCGTATCAGAATATCCGCTTTCTCTTCGTATATCGTTGATAGTTATAGTATCTACAACACCGAAATAGTATGTATCAGAAAAATCATTCTTTTCAGTATAGCTATGTACGAAGTTTTCTGGATCAACATAAGTTGCCATAACACCGTTGTTAGGGTCAGTGTAAACTCTTGCTACTTGTAAATCAACCAATACAGCATCCTTATCAGTTTCTTTTTTGATATGGTTCCATCCGCTTACATTTTTAACGAACTTAATTAGTATTTCTTCTGCTATTTCTTGCTTTGGACGTTCTTTTATTTCAGAATAAAGAGTCATTTCTTCCTCGTCTTCTGGTATAAATCCTTGTGGCATAAGGTCAGGAAGTCCCATTGCTTTCGCTTTTTCAAACATTTCCTTGTTAGCCATGTTTTTTTTGTGGCGTAAAATGTTCTTTTCTCTTTGTAATAAAGAAAATCTATCTGCAGAACGAATGTCTAGGTTGTAGTTTTCATCAGAAATACCATTGCGAACAACATTGTTGAACTTGTTCAGAACATTTATGATAGTCCAATCCATGTTCATCCATTCCAGGTCTTCATTCTGTCTCGCAGCAATATCCTTGTATGGTTGTATTCCTTGTTCACCTCTATTGTAAAGACGCATTTCTCTAACCCAATTGTGCCTAGACATAAAATCGCAGTCTTTAGTAATCATACCTCCATTAAACCATTCTTGTTGAATAGTCATGGCGTATTTTAATCCGTATTGAGGATCTAGTTTTTCGGCATAAGAGGCTAACGGGTCCGGAGTAATTCCAGAAGCAAGGGTAAATTTTCTTTCTGTTGTGTTCATGGCTTATAATCTTTTTGACATTCCACCTGAATTGTCATATTTCTGGAATGGAATAAATACTGGTTGAGGTTTTGTTGTTTCTTTTTTTACTCTTTTTTGGTTAAGCAACCTTGAAAGTGAGAATGCGATATATGCATCGTATTTCGTTCTGTTTGATGTTTCTACGTCTTTTATTTGAATAAGTGTCCTAGTGAATGGCATATCCCCTATCTTCCCTACAGCTCTATTGCTTGCGTCCCTAGCAACTCCTAGTTGGTCTTCTACAAATGCTTCCGTTGCATAAAACTGTCCTTCTCCAATTTTAGAATCTTGTTGCGGAGCTCCACCAAATTCTTTTTCTTGCGGAGTTAAATCATTATAAACTTTAAATGGATTGTTCGCGCTATAATGTCTATACCCTCGGTCTTTTACGTATGCCAAAAATTGGTCGTTAGATTGCTCTGCTAAAAATGGCATTGAGAAATAAACGGAGCACATAATTACGTCCTCAAAGAATAGCTTAACTTTCTTTGGTCTGTCTATGTATTCTAAAAACATTAAGTCGTTAGGGAAGTTATCTGCTGTATTTGTTTTAGTGGTGCCAATAATACTACCCTTAGAACCTCTACCATCTGCATTAATACTTCTGTTATATGGATCGACTCCGAAACCACCTATATGTTCTGCTAAAGGAGCTTTGCCAAGGGATCCGTTTTTATACTTTTCTTCATGTTTGTTTCTGTACTCTATTGGTGGGTGACATCCTTTTTTTATAAAGAATCTTCCATTCTCTTTGTCTGGACGCCATACAACTTCTGTGTCTTTAATACCGTCTTTCCAAGTAAAGTTTCCGCGCTCTAAGTCATCGTTGCCTAAAAAATCTCTTTCAATAGTCCATCTGTCATTTAACTCAAATTCACAGTATTCCATTTGTTCTAAAATCTTAGGTAGATTAAATTCACAATCGTTACTTGCATCCCTGAACGCATCTTTTATAGTGTCTGGAAACTGTCTTCTTTGTTCGTTATACTTTTCAGGATCACCTTTTAATGCTTCTTCTTCGTTTCTTAACCAAGATTCTGAACCAATAGATACAATGGTTCCTTCGTCTGTTTTAATTGGCTTCTCTGGATCTTTAATAATACTAAATCCATACTCGTCAAACATTCCTTCTAAACAGAATTTTGCGGGTATAAATATTCTGTATAGTCCAGATTTTGTTTGTCCGTTAGGGTTTCTATCAAGTAAATCGCTAGTGTCCCATACTTTTTTGTATTCTCCACCACCTTTTTTTAGTGAGTTTACAGTAGAAACTACCATGGATTTTCCAGTAATCTTAACTCCTTTACGGTGAGAAGTTTTTACAATTGACCAATATTCGCTAAATTTTACATCTGGTGGGTACTTACCGCTTTCGTCTAGTATGGATCTGAATATCGCATCCCCATCCATCGAGTTCATATCGGTATTGTGCCAAGAAATATAAGTGCTTAACCCTTCATTAGTGCTTACGTCTCCACGACCTCTTCTTTTTGTTGGTTCCTCAAATACTAGTTCTTTCTTTGGAGTGTTGGTGCCGTCGGTAACTGGCTTAAAGAATGCCGGCAATCTCTTAAAAGCGGTTACAAGTCTTCTAAATATCTTCTTTGCATCATCCCCTTTTTTAGAAATCATACCTAAAATCTTGTCTTCGGTAATAGTTCCTGATTCTAAGAACTCAAATATCCCAAGTAGCGTTGCTCCCATACGTCTATTCTTAACGTACTGCATTCCATAACATCTTGAATCGGCCTTACAAGCCTCCCAAAATATCATTAACTCGTTTTGTATTATTCTAAAGTTAGGAAAATCAGTTGTTTCCTTAACCCATTGAACTCCGAAGTAATAGGTTCCTGGAACATAAACAGGATTCCCGTTTACGTATATCCAAATGCCTTCGTGTCTTTTTTTGTACTCAGTAGCAATAAAATCTTCGTGTTCGTCGAATAGATTTATCATGTACTCGTTAACCTCTTCCTCAGCCTTATCTTTAGGAATACCGCTAGAATATATTTCAGAAACTTTTTTATCTATAGATTTGTCGGTTAATGCCGTTGGTAAATCTATTCGTTTCCATTTTTGGCTGAATGTATTTTTGCCGTGGTTGATTATTTCTTCAGAATCAGGCTGTTGAGGTAGTCCAATTTTTAGTCCTTGGATATTGAATACTTCTCCTAATGTTCCGTCTCTTGAAATTATAACAATGTCTAAATCAGGATTATAGCCGTACTCCCAAGAACGTAATTTGTTCTTGGTTAATCTTGTCTTATTATCGACAACACCCTTAACTTTTTCTCCTAGATAAAATATCATTCTTTACTTGCGTATTTTTTAGCAGGGTTTGTAATTTTCTTTTTAGTAGAAACACCCACTTCTTCTACTTCATTTAATTCGTTTTCAAGACGATCTATTTCTTTTAAAAAGTGTATAGTATCATCAGCCGCCATTCTTCTTGCCTTAAGCACATTTACATATTTATCCTCACTTAAATCACTATCTACAGATTGTGTAATAACACTTCTATTGTTTCTAACCGCTACCTTCAAATCTAATATTAAATCAGGAATGTTTTCTTTGTAGTATTTTGATAACTCCTTTTCCGTACTCATTTTCTGTGTTTTAAATTGCTAATCCCAAAATATCTCTAACTCTAATTCTTACATACTCTTTATCTTCTAACCTAACATCTAAAAATAAATGTTTCTCAACATAAATAGTATCTCCTTTTTTTATTCCCATTGATTCCGCTATAGGATTTAGAACATCTACAATGTACTTACCTTCAATAGTTTTCTCCTTGTTGTCTTCTGGAATATAGATAAGGCTAGGTTTTTTTTCTACCTTAACCTCCTTTATGCTTTTACATAAAATACTCTCTTCAAAACCTATCCATTCAGAATCATCAGTTTCTTTATATGCGAATATCAAAGAAGAATCAATTTTGTATAATTTTTTCTCCCTATCAATTAGATGTTGGTTTTCTAACTCACCTCCAATAACATACGATTGTTGAGACAATGCATTTACATCGATAAATAGTGTGTCTCCAATCTTAACGGGACCATCGTAGTTGTATGGCGTTTCAATTACCTTTACAATGGTATTACCTACTTGTCTTAAAGAAAACCTTCTGTCTGCATGCAATTCAAGTCCGCTTTCGGTCTTATATGTTTGACTCCACTTTTCCGGTATGTGTACTATAAAATGATTTAATCCCTTCATAAAACTTATTTTAACCCTAAGAATAATCCTAAAACTATTACACCTCCAGTAGCAACTCCTTTACCAAAACCATTCCACCATTTTTTAGTGCCGGTACTTTGTTCTATGCTTATTTGCTTAGTCAGTATTTCAGTTTTAAATTCTGTTTCGGAAATGATTATTTCTTGAGCAGTTATGATTACTTTTTGATTATCGTTCTTTTTCCTTAAAAATGCATTCTCAACTTTTAGTTCAGAAATATTAAGTAAAGCGTTATACAAACTATCTCTATGAACACTAACGTAATTCTTGTCCTGCGCGAAGCAAGCTATCGAGAATAGCATCATCAGGATAACGATCATGAAGTTTTTTGATGTGTTGGATGTCTTTTCCATATTGTATTGAGTCGTTAATATCCTTATACGCGTCTAAGATAATATTTTTTTGCACCAAAATTATACTATCTTTCTCTTTTATTACATTAATGTACGATTTATCTGATACTGGATTTATTCCAAACCACCAAATTAAGGATGTAATTAGTATTGTAATTGCTATTATTGCTATCGTTTTTGTCATAACTAACAGTCTGAATTTTTAATTCGTAATTCTTTTAATCTTCCATCACAAGCTGCTGCCAATAAAAAGTCTCCTTCTTTTATTAGGATGCTTTTTAGGTCCATCACATCTTGCATTGTTCCTGTTTTGAATACTTCACCATACCATTCATCGTCTGTCATAACATTAGTATTTAAAATCAAATATTCCCTTACTTCTATTTAACCAACCTTTAATGAATTTCCCCATTTTATAGTTGTTTTCAACTAGCCTATTATAGAACTTATTTCTTTCAATCATCAAACAGCACTCTGTTACATTGTGTATTTTTGACTTAGTAATATTTCCAATTCTACCATCGGCATTAACACCTATGCATTTTTGAAGTATCTTAATACCTCTTGATACGCCCATGTTATAGCACATATCAAAATAGTATAGCTTCGCATCCATTGGTACCAATTCTGCGTTGGCCGCCAAGTAATACTTTACAAATGCAATATAAGATGCTTCTTCTCTTGTTGTGTCTTTAAAGTCATTAAAATCATCGAATAGAGCTTTGTTGTAGTTGTATGCTATTCCCCAAATAGTCCAACCGCCTGAATCACCTTTAACGTTGTGTAGTTCGCCTCCACCTTCCCACTTCATCACAATAGGAAAGAACTTATTCTTAAATAGCTCAAATTCCTCTGGGTGATTTCTCACTATATTTTTGTAATAATCTAAGTTCATAGTAATATGTATGTTTTTATATTTTAAAATATAGCTTTATGTATACTATTTTGTTTTGGTAAAAAATATATGAACTGCCAACGGCAATGAAGCTATTAATTCGCCTTCTCCCGTGCTGTAATATGGAGTTAAGAATCCAATCAAAAATCCAACACCTCCAACAACAACACCTAGAATACTTCCTGATTTCATCATTCTATCAGTTTGTTGAGCAACTAAAGCTGTGTAGCTTATCAATATTGCCATTCCGGTAGCTATCATGTGCGCTATTTGAATAAACTCTTCTGTATGTGTTACCGGAGTAATCAATATAAGTCCAAAAAACACGCAGCTAAGTATGTCAAAGTACTTCGTTTCGCACTTCCATAGTATCACATCGTTTCTATTTAAAGCATCCTTAGAGCGTATTAAAAAAGCTAATGCAATACAAAACAAAAAACCGTCCAACAATGGTGTGTATAATGTTAACGCTAGTTGTGAAAAACTAGGAGCCTTGCTTATAATGGTCATTACTATAGCTAAGATAAATGCAATTATTCCTGAAACTTTCATAATTTCTATATTTAATATCTCCAATAAATTAATTTTTGGTTTTTTGTTGATGTGCTTGGTTCGGTCTCTGGACTAGTGTATTCTAAAGGGTAAACAACACCGTCTAAATAGGCTTTATTGTATGCCATTTCTGATAACCCCCTTTTTTTATACTTTTGCGAATGAGTATTAAACACTATATCATTAAGTTTCAATTGTAAATTATAGTCAAATCTACCTAATTTAATCCATCCTTGCTCCCATAATTGCACGTTTAGTGATACAGATGTTCCATCCATATACTCCCATCCCTGAGTGCTACTTCTGTAAACATTTTCATCGAAAGTATTAATCAGTCTTGACATATCTGTTAAGCTCCAGTAATCAGAACTTTCAGCACCTGCAACCATTAACTCAACCTCTGCGTTAGCGTGTGAAACATCGTTCACGTTTGTAGTCACACCCCATTCTCCAGACCATACATAACCATCACCACCAACTAAAGAAACTATTCTTAATTGTTCTCTCATACTACCCTCGTAAACTCCATCAGATATATCTGTGTTAAAATCATCGTACCACTTTCTGTAGTTTGCGTTTGATTCTATCTTATCCATGTAAAAACCTATTTGCGCCCAATGAGACATTATATGCGTCCTTATTCTGTATATGTTTGCTAAATCGCGGCTTCTCCACTTCTCACATATATTTGTTTTAAACCATAAATAATTAGTATCGAATTGCGCTTGATTATCGTTTTTAGATAGATATTCAGTAGCAGTACTTAAAACCCATAACATATGTGCTGCCGTTCTTCCAAATCCTCTAGTTTGTGATAATGGTATTTCTTGTCCGTCATTTCCACCTCCACCGTTTGTTATTCCTCCACCGCTATTATCTGCATCCCTTAACCATCCATAATACCCATCAACCATTAATGAAGATTGAGACACTTTGTTTTCAAATAAATCTACCGCCACATCTAAATATGATTCGTCGCCAGACGCTTGATACATGCTTACGTATTGCGAAAAGTCTATATAGTAGTTATCATCATCATCATTTGAGTTAGATAAGCTTAAATAATATGCATCTTCAGTAGTTTCGGAATCGAAATCTAACTGCCAGTCATCAACCGTTTTTATTTGTGATTGCAATGTATTAGATAGTATTATTAATAAAAAAATGCACTTTTCATTACTCTACTAATTTAATTGACAAATTCTTAACTTGAAGTTTATCGCCTATACTTCCAGAAACTGCACCACTAGAAAGTCTATTTGTATAAGCATTAAAAGTCATTTGCGTACCATCAGCAGTAAAAGTTCCTGTGTATTTAGTCCATGCGTCAGAAAGCGTTATGTTTATATTTTCCAAAACTGTAGAAAATCTAATATGTTTACTAATTGCAGCGCCCTCTATACTTCTTGCTTCAAATTCATACTCGTATACTAATCCATATGTTGTAGGTATGCCTTCTAAAAGCCTATCGATATTAGAACCGTTTAAACTTTCCACCTGAGTAACGTAAATTCCTCCGTCAAGAACACTAGAAATAGTAGATTGGTATTCAGTTAAACCAGTTGTCGAATCTGTGTTATTGCTTTTACTTAGGCTATTTAAAAACACATATACTTCTGGATTATCATTTACATAAGGTTCAAAAGATCCCCAATACAACCAATTATCAGAACCGTTTCTTGCTATAGTTCCCATCTTACCTTTTCCTTCTAATTGTAGTCTATCTATAGTAACTCCATTTGAATGATTTATAATAGTTTTTCCGCCACCATTAGCTAAAATAGAAACGACACCATCATCTTCAAAAACTCCCACCGATTCCGTTGGAATGTTAATTCTTTTAGTTCCTGTTGTGGTATGCTTTATAATGCCGCCAAAATCAGTTTTTGCAATCGTTCTATCTGATGTTAAGCTAGATATATTTAATGCGTTAGCTGTTTCTATTTTAGCGTCTACAGCAGTTTCGTCTAATCCTCCTGAAACGTTATAAGGAATTAAACTACCATCACTACCCACTGTACCCTCAACCGTTTGAGCGTTTAATCCTAATGAAAGGATGAAAAATAATACTATGCTAATTGTTTGTTTCATCTTATTAATCTATATCTTTAAGTTTTAATTCTTTTTTTAGTTTTTCCATATCAAAAGGAAGTCCTCCTACCACTGTATCTTTATTTAGTTCTATTCTACAAAATTTGAATACAGCTAATTCCTGAGTATCTTTCTTTACTATAAAGTATTCTCGGAACCATTCTCGATCTAAAGAGTATACAACCTTCATGTCGCTTTTGGAATAGCCATACGCGCTTGTAGTGTCTTGTAAATCTGAATCTTTTTTTCCTAAATAATCTATTCCTTCAAAACCAAGTCTACTTGTAAACTGCTCGTCGTAATAATCATTAGTGCCTAGCATTATGAAGTAGTTCTTTCTTAAAAGCTTCTCGAAATAACTAACCTTCATATCGTCAAAGGTTTTAATAGTGCTCTTTGCCTGGCTTTCGTATAGTGCCGCCTTTACTTCTGCAGTAACTCTAGCCTCTCTCTCTATGTAAAGCTTAATAGAAAGCATAGCTACAGGAATATAAACCAATACTTTGCTACGTATTATTCTTCTTACCCAAGCTTTCTGTCTCAATCTTTTTTTTGCGCAACGCAACCTGAAAGCTAAAATCCTCCTTTTATAGTTGTATCTACTTACAAATTTTGTTGTTCCCAAAAAAAAGGGGGGATTTTATTGTACATTCTATGGATCTGTTTTCGGTGTATTATCTCTACTTGATTTAGTGTCTTCTAGGAAGTATTGAATAATCAAGCATATAATAGATATTGCTATTAATGTTTTCATATCCTTACTCTTTATTGTTTAATCCAAACTTGCTAGATAAGAACATTCCTAATTTGTTTCCTAAAATACCAAAATAAGAACTTCCCCAAACTAGGAAAAATCCTAATCCAAGTAATTGCCAATCTCCACCATCTAATCTAACCTTATCAACGTTAGAATTAATATACCCCATAGTTACAGGTATAAACGGAAGAAAGAATAAAAATAGTCCAGGTATTCTAAAGAATAATATCCAATAGTTCTCTGCTTTTGATTGTGTTTTTTCTATTAATTTTGTCATAATTTATATATTTAATATCTCCAGTAAATTAAATTCTGATTTTTTTGCGATGTTGAAACAATAGTGACATCGCAATTAATATCCGTGTTGTTGATTGTGGTTAATGTGAAAGATGGTGTTGTTGCATATACGTTGTCAATATCTAAGTTTATAGTTCCATATGGTGTACTCATATTGTACTCGTACAAGGTAGAACTAGTTCCAAATGTTGTATTACATACATTTATATCATCTATTGCTGTGGTTAGAGCTAAATCTGCCCCTCCTGAAAAAGTGCAATTATTAAGACTTACATCATTTGTATTTGCAAAAATAACTCTATTATCTGTTCCACCTGATAATTCACCAACAAACGTAGTATTCTCTACTAGTAAATTATAAGAGCCGGTAGAACCACTTCCTGTTCCAAATGTAAATAACCCAGCACTTAAATTACTAGTTCCAGTTTCACCAAGTTGAGTGCAATTAAGTCCAGTTCCTGTTGTTCCGCATGTTGTAACCCCGTCAGACTCTGGATTATCTTGAATCAAACAATTTTTAACGGTTATGTTTCCGCAAAACAATTTCCATCCTCTTCTATCGAATCCTTTTGTTGTTATATTATCAAAAACAGTATTAGCTAATGTATTACTCACATCTATAGACGGACTAAATACAGCGACATTTTGTCCATCAATACCAAAGCCATTTAAAGAACTTCCGTTTTTAAATGTTATTGTAGTTGCTACTGTTGGAACTTCTCTCCAATAAACCAAATATCCGTTTGCAGCTCCAAGACCATCGCAGTAATCACAATAATTTCCATAACCTCTTAAGCCGTTAACATCGCAATTATCAATTATCCATTCTCCATAGCTGTCATCATCATTTGTTAAAAACTCAGTCCTTATATGAAATGGACTGCTTGATGCTGTAGCTCCCTGAATATAGTTGATTCCATCTATATTGTATAAATCAACTCTACTTAATGCGCTAACCCCCTGCATACCTATGTAATTTGCATCTATAAACAAATCTTTCATTATTGTAGTTCCACCATTAGAATTTCTCTTATCTATTTCTATGAATAATAAATTTTCTGTTGTGGTTATCATTGTAGAATTATTCCAGTCTACTGTTTGATTAAGTCTTGTGTCTAAATATAAAGTAGATGTAACTAAAAAAGTCGAGTTTGAATCAGCTAATAAATTACTATCTGAATCCAAAGCTAACTGTAACGCTACTGTGTCATCCGCAACACCATCACCAACTACACCGTAAACTGAAAAATTACTATACAAATCTTCACAATAATCTTTACCGAAAGAAAAGCTTATATTAAAAAACAATAGTATTAATACTATATTTCTCATACTAATTTGTTTTTTCTATAATTAAGTTATCTATAAAAATATTATCAGAAGTAACTTCTGAACTTGATGCAGAAGCATAAAATCTTAATGATATATTTCCTGTTGCTGTTGCTGTTATGTTATACGTTCTTGAAACCCATCCGTCAGCCACTTCTATATAATCACCAACAGCTCCGCCAGATGAATTAGTCCATGCAGTAGAACCAGTACTACCTTCTGAGTCGGTTGTTTTCATTCTGAAAGAAACTGAAAATGTATCACCAGCATTAGCAGAAAATACATATGAAGCGTAAGTAGATACGGAACCTGCTGATGTTAGTTTTATTGCATAAGTTCCAATAAAAGAATCAGTATCACTAGTTAAAACAGCTCCTGATCCAACAAGTGTAAATCCCGTAGTTGAATTATCTTCACTTGTAGGATTAGAAGCGTTTGTTGAATTAAGATTTACTACTACATAATCAGTCCAATCACCAAAGTAAATCCATTTATTAGAACCTTTTCTAGCTATAGAGCCTTTTTTGTTTTCTAACAATTCTTTAGATTCTAATGTGAGACCTGATTCTGGTCTAACTATAATACTTCCTGAGCCTGAATTAATAGCTGTATAGACAACATCGCTCTCATATAATCCTGTTGTTTGAGTTGGTATGGTTAATGTGTAATCATTTGCACTTTCATTCAAAAACAATCCACCGCCTTCATTACTAGTTAAAACTCTGTTAGCTGTTATATCATACCAATTTAAAGCGTTTGAAGTTTCTATTTTGGCGTCTACAGCCGTTTCGTCTAAACCTCCTGAAACGTTGTAAGGTATTAAACTACCATCACTACCTACTGTACCCTCAACCGTTTGAGCGTTTAATCCTAACGAAAGGATGAAAAATAATACTATGTTAATTGTTTGTTTCATAATTTTAGTTTAATCTCCATCTTTTTAATTCAACTGTAACTTTGACTTTTCCAGTAGAGTTAAAGTCTCCGGTACTTGTTCTTATATATATACTTCTTGCGCTTGTTGAAAGGGATGTTTCGTTTATGTTGTTTATAGCAATAGAACCAGTTCCAGAAGCTTGAACGACTAAAGGGATTAAATTGTTTGCAGTTCCAGAAACCGTGCCTATAGAAACTGTAGTTCCTGCGTCTAAAGATGTTTGAGTTACAGCAATTACTTTATTTATTGCGTAACCACTAGGAATATTCATTGTCAATGTTTGTTGAACTCCACTACTTAGTGTTACAACCTCAGTTTTAGTCCAAGTATCTGTTTGGAATTCGTTTATTTGCTCTATTATATTGTTATTTGACGAATCATACAATCTAGCATAGTTATTGTTTGGATTTATGGCTTTTGAAAACAACATTCTAGGCTTAAGCGCTATTGGATCGCTATTTATATTTCTCCAACCATTAACAGTTATTTCATAGTTATTATTATATCCACTATCCATAGTTGTATTGTCGTGGAATATCAACCCTTGATAATTAGATGCTGCATCCGTGTGGTTTTCTATCGTATATGTTAGGTTTTTTATAGTGTTATTGCTTCCTGAAACACCAATGACGCCCGTGTATGTAGTGCTTAATGTCTTACTAAATAACTGAATATTATTCATTGTTACGTTATCTCCGTAAGACCTGCTAATTGGATATGTAGAAGCTATATCTGATAAATCTTTTATAACTATATTGTCAAACAAAACATCATCCATTATACCAACAAACCTAAGAGGTGTAAATTGCCTTGAACTCTCAAAAATATCAGTAGTACTTTCACTATACATATTTTTATAAACTCCGTTTGTAATATCTCCAATATCTGCTAATCCATCTCTTCTATATGATTTATAACCATCAACATAAACGTTACTCATGTTATTTACAGTTTTTAACGATGTTAAGTAGCCTTGATTATCTCTACCATCTGCTCTTACAGCTGTTGTTCCAACCAAAAAGCCATAATCAATAACATTGTTAATGTGTATATCTTTTGATTGATGATTTACTGAACCGTCATTGTTTAAGTAAATTAAATGTGGTGGCGGCATCCAATAAGCTGTTGATCCTGCGTGTTCACCTCCTAGATTTGATCCGTCTCCATCTTGGCAATCAGTGAAGTAATATGACTTTACATCACTCATGTAAAAACCCTGAACAAGTCCTTGAATCCCCATTATAGACTTGTTGAAGTCTATATTTTTAAATGTTATATTTTCACAAACCGTTGTTGCGCCACCAGATACAACTGATGTTGATTCTGAATATTGTTCAATTAATTTGATCCATCCTAGCGGGTATGCGTTAGCTAAATCACCCTCTGCATCAAAAACTACATTTTCAAACACTACATTCTTAGATCCATCTAACCTAAATCCATATCTATAGTTAACTGGTGATAGCTTTATAGGTTCTAATCCGTTGAAATTAACACTTTTATTAGCTGTTAGATAGTTTTTTATTTGATTGTCATTTGCTAATGTAGAAGCGTCTGTATATCTTATTGTTGCGTCATAAGTGTTGTCGTATGAGAAAGTAATGTTTTTAAACGTAACATTTTCTTGGAGCGCAATGTAAAATGCAGGGCTAAGTAAGTTGTTTATTAAAATCCTAACGTCTTTATCTCTTCCCTCTATCCAAGTGTTTGATGGTATGAAAATTGATTTAGTTCCCGTTTCCTCAACATCCAAATTAATATCTGAATCAATCCAAATTCTTTTACCTAAAGTGTTTGCAGCCGTCAATGTATTAACAAATGCAATTCTATCGTCAGTTATACCGTCCATAACTGCGCCATAATCCCTAGGAGAAATATAACCATCAGGAACAGCATAATATAATTTCTTATATGTATCAGCGTTTATTTTTGTATCAGTTATACTTGCATCAGCTATTTTACTTTCTGTTATCGCTTCATCAAGTATTTTAATCCCACTCACAGCGCTATTAGCAATCTTAGCAGTACTAACACTACCATCAACTATACTTATAGCTGTAGGAACTCCTGTAGGATCTATAATTTGACGTCCTGCATTCTTTAATTTAGTAGCCGCATCCATTGCGTTGTACTCCGCTAATGTGATAGGCTTAATTATATCAGACAAAGGAACAGAAGTTGAACCATTCAGTTTTATTGAATCGTCTGCTATTGTTATCTGTTGCGGATTAGGCTGTTTAATTTTAATAACAGTCTGTGCGCTTACTCCTGAAATAGTAAGCAATAAAATCGATAATATGTAAATTGTTTTTTTCATTTTATTTTTAATCTGTTAAGTAAGTGCCTGAGAATGATATTACAAAATTTCCGCTAGAGGTTGAATCTATATTTGAAACATTTACACCTATATTACCTGCGTAAGATTGCTTTAAATACCAAACATTACCATTGTGTTGAAAATATAGTGCTGTTGCATTTGCGTTTAAGTTTCCGCTAGTACTTAGTAAGTCTGAGAAATAAGGATTTATATTATTCACACTTTGAGTAGCATGAGCTGGCAATGTACTAGCTGAACTAAGGGTGAAAAAAACATCAGAAGTATTAGTTGTTTTGTTTAAAGTGATATAAACCTTATAGTACACTAAATCACCAAACCGAACAAATGTATTGTTTTGACTTATAAACGAATAATCTGTATCTTGATTAGTCAATGTGAAAGTACCTTCTTCATAACTACCGCTTGCGCCGTAAGTAGCATCCGCATACACTTTAGTAATTAAATCAGTATCATTAACTGGTGTTCCTGTGTGCGGTAGTGTGTATTTTGCAGTATAAGCTGTTTGATTCACTAGTGTGTTTGTTCTTATAGATAGAGCTGTAGAAGTTGGAGAAAATTGATAATCAATTAAAGTAGAACCATCTGATACGTTAAAGTCTTTGAATGATCCAGAAGAAAAAGGGTCTGTGTTTGATCCAATAAAACTAACAACAGAAGAGGGCATTAATAAACTTAAATCTAATTCTCCAGTCATTGTGCCACCTGACAAGTTCAATTTACTGCTTAATCCATCAAAAACAGCGTTTCCACTAACCGCATTAGTTGATCCGTCTATAATGGTTTGGTCTACTGTTCCGGTTCCGCTTGATTCTCCGCTATAATCATATCCGTTAGGGTCGAACTCTAAAATATAACTTTCTGAATCGCTACCGCCTAAAACGCTGATTTCTACATCTTGAGCAGTCAAAGGGTCATAAGTAACTAAATTTACAGGTCTATTAATTAGGTCATTGTAATCCTTATCCCATGCAGAATATAAAGGGTCTGTTTCTGATTGTAAAGCACTATTTAATGTTGTTTCATTTGCCGTTGTAAATGGATTATCCAAAACAATGTTGTCTCCAGTCCTTGTAAACCCTGGTCCAAAAGTTAAAGGCGAACTAACCGCAGGAATATCACTTAAACTTGTATAGCTAATACCTAAGCCTTCTACGTTAGATTTAGTTAAGTTAGGGTCCGTTTCTTGTGCTGATAAGTTCTTTATAGCAAAAGCATCTAATCTATTTGTTCCAGTAAGTGATTCTAATTTTGCTTTTATGTTGGCCGGAGTAGTTGTTGGATCGGTTTCTGTTTGTAATGCTGAATTAGCTAAAGATTCTACAGTATCTAAATTAACTGGCTGAGTAATTGAAATATTGTTAAGCTTGTCTTGGTCCGCAGGATCTATTCCTGAAATACCACTAGCTAAACTTTCAAAGATTACTCCGTTCCATTTTACGTGATACCCTAAATCTGCATTGTAATAAATATCCCCTACCTTCTTTTTGGTAAGAGCATTTAGCTCTACAGTTGTTAAGTTGTCATATCCGTAACCGGTATTCTCTGGTACCAACACCTGAGAATATCCGAAAGATATAGACATCAAAATCATTATTATGGTTATTTTATTTTTCATTGTTTCGTTATATGTTGATTCGTTTTTTATCTAAAACTTCTCCTTGCTCGTCAACCAATACTCTTTTGTCTCCAACAATCTTAGTTGATACATTCATTTCTGAATCCAAAATTGTAAGTATTCTTTTACCATCTATTTTTGTGTGAGGTTTTTTAAAGAATGCTGAGTATATGCTTATTGCTAATGCTGCAGAAGAAATTATTAATACTGTTGTTGACATACCTACCTAAGTTTTACAATGAATGAAACATCTGAATCTGAAGTAGGTGGATAAACCTTAAGTGTGCAAATACATTTTGCTCCATCGTTTATTGCGGCCAAGTAAGTTTCTGGTAAATCTGGATCGTTTATTAAAACAGTCTGCCCTGCTCTTGTTGCATTATTGTAGTGTACAAAATCTAATTTTCCTGTTATAAAGTCTAATATTCCTGAAACAGAATATTGAACAGTACCTCCTGGATTAGTAGGATGGGTTTTTGGTAAAGAGCCTAAAACAGTGCCTCCTTCGACCATTTGTGTTAAAGCGTAAATTGCTTCATCGTTGATTAATGACATTGCTATAGGTTTTTTCTATTGAATACTACAAAAGTATAAAATATATTTATATTAATAAGTGTATTTTTGTAATATAAAACTATTATATCATAAATTTCATGAAAAAAGATTTAAAATTGAAGAAAGGAGAATTATCTGATAAAGAAGCACTTGCGAATTTAAGTGAAAGTACTAGAAAAACTATTATAGCAAACAAGGCTAAAATTTCAAACAGTAGTTCTAATCCGAAATTGAAGAGGAAATACAATCGAGAAGATAAGACTGTTCTCTATAATTTTGTGGAAGGGTATAATCTGCTGCAGCATTTGATTGTTGTAAAACCATTTATATGCAAACTATATAACATCAAACATTATTCGGAACTAGAGGCATTGCTTTATTTGTTCCCTATTCAGTTTTTTACATTAGATGATTTCAGGCAACTAGGACTAAAACAACACAACCTCCATATAAAAACTATGGAGGATTTAGGATATATCGAGTTGTGTGTTAAGAAGGTGGATAGCGCAGGTAATATTTATAAGCTAACCGAAAGGTCTTTGAACGCGGTAATGGATTTCTACAAGTATCTTTCTGGAGAAAAAACAATAACTATCAAATCTGATTTAAACCCTTTTAGAAGTAGTAAGGTTTCTAGGATTGATAGAATTAGAGAAAAACTTATGCTTAAATTAAAAACAGAATCTAAGCGTAGTCCAGATAAGTTCAGGGAAAAACTTTATTAGTTTATGTATAATGCACCGTCTAATTGTATTTTCATATTTACTTCTTCCATAGAGTGCGCGACAACAAATGATTCTCCATTGCTTCCAACTTCTGCAAAATTATCATCATACCTCCTAACGTATGCTATTTGGTAAAACGTGCACTCTAAGTATTCACATTGGTCCATTGGAGTTATTGGATCAATGTCGTTTTCTATTCTAGTTATATCATCTTCCGGATAAATAAAAACATTTAGTGTAATCATGCATTAGTGTATAAATAGCGTTCCTACTTCTTTAACAAAGATACACTTTTTACCTTCGTGTGTGTATTCTGTAGCTTCAAATTTGTTGTAGTCGATAGTATCACCAACTTTCACATTTTCTACTTGCGATCCGATAGCTATAACCTTGGCAATATTTCTTTTAACAGAAGATTCGCCAACAATGATTATTCCAGATTGTGTAGTCTCGTTATCTACTATCTCAGCAAATATTTGTTTTTTAATTGGTTTTGGATTCATATCTTATTCAAAAAGTTAAAAAGTTCTTTATTCCATCTTGCATCTTCAATTGCGTTGTGCTGTTTTGATTTGTCTTGTTTTGGAAATTTTGGATTATTTTCTTTAACTGACTTAGCTGTTACTAAAGGACATCCAGGGATTGTTTTAGCTACAACGTTTACTGAATCACAATATTCATCTAAACATTGCTTCAGGTCATTGCAATACATCGGAAATCCTTTTGGCAAGTCAATCATATTTCCAAATAACCAACAGAAAACCACCCAATCATAATCAGCGTAGTATGCGTAGAATCCTGGCAATCCAAAACTATTTTCAACAACTTTCATTCTTCCTTCATAAGTTGATTTTAATTCATGAGTAGCAAAATCATCAGAAGTAGTGTTTAATAATTTTTTTGAGAAATAAAATCCTTAACTTCTTCCGATATTTGTTTATTGGTCTTTCCGTGACTTTCAAGAAGTTTTTTAAATCTTTTATATGTGAAATATTTATCATAATCATGGAATGAAATATCTTTTCCTATCATTTCATAGTAGATAGGTCTAAGCACATTTTCTCTAATCCAGTATTCTTTTTTATACTTATAAACACCATTAGGAACTCCAAAAATATCGTAAGAAAAGTTTAGTCCTCGCAAATCTTTTAACTGATACCTGTTCCAAGCTTCTTTGAGGTTGAAGTCTTTGGATATAGCGTAATATTCTCTTCCGTCCTCTGAAACAATTCCAATAGAAATTAAGTCTATAGTATTTGGTGTTTCTCCATAAGGTATTCCAAATATTCTTTTCTTTTGTGGCCCCTCAAGGAACTCTGTATCTAGGAAGTAATTCATATCTATTTAATTTAAAAATGTTCGTGACATATCTGTATCTATGTCTGGTTTGTATTTGTTTTTTTCTTTGCAAATGTGATTGCTACTCCTAGTGCTGCCCAAATATGTGAAGTAACTCCGTATAGTCTTCCAGGCTGCTTCTTGTTTCCTATTTGTGGTTTTGCGCCTCCACCAGTTTTAGGGAACTGGTCTATTAAGGCTTGTCGTATTTGTGGATCCTTGGCTTTTCCGTTGTTGCATATAGCCTGCTTAACGTCTCTTCTAAATACCAAATCACAAGGAATATGATTGTCATCCATCAATTGCATTATTTGACCGATATACAAACACGTTTCAAAAACCTCTCGGCCCACCGCCATTCCGTACGAGGCAATCATTTCTACTGCAGTAGCATCAAAAGTATTCTCACCTACATTGCTTTTGATCCACAACTTTAATCCAAAGTTATCTGTAACTCCTTTGTCTAGTATCTCGTGGGTTTTAGTATCGTATAAAACCCATCCGCTTTTTAATGTTCCTGGATCAATCGCAAGTATTTTCATGTTGTTAATTTTTTTATAAAGTAAAAACATTAAATCGATCAGACAATAGAGAAATATTTAACCTCTCTTCTTCTGATACTTGTGTTTCTGAAACATATAAATCGTCCCTATCAACCTTAGTGTACATCTTTATTAGTTCACATCTATCCATTAATCTCATTATTAATCCATGTATAGATTCTACTAAACAATCACCTTCTTTAAAAGGCACTATATAGTCTTCATTTACGACTAATTCCCTCCAAATTCCTTCTCTTAAAAATCTTACATTAGTTGTTAATTCAACTCTTATTCCTTCTTTTGTATTTTTTTTAGTGATACCAAATTTAGGAAAATAATGTTTTACGGATAATTTTTCTTGCTCTCTCATAATTAATCTACTTTAGTAAAAAATGTTTCTCTTTTTAAGTGCTCTTCTCTATTGGCGAAATAATCGTCAATTAAGTTTTCAAAGAATGGGTAATCTGAAATATCTAGGCTTGCTAGTTTTGTTGTAACTCGGTCAACGGCATTCATTAGGTTTTGGGAAGTCACATTATCCGCGTCATACACCTTATCGAATTGTCTTGATGCTATGCGCTCACATTCTCGATTACTCTTCTCTAGTGTGCTCTTAAAGTACTTATCGCCTTCGTAATCCACTTTAAGCTCGTCGTCTCCCTCTAATAGAAGTTGAGTAATTATAGTTCTCTTTACCATTTTTCTAGTAAGGCTAATCATTTTATCGTTATCCTCTTCCATGAACTTTTTTAATTCGTGTTCATTGATTCTAATCCAGGTACCGTCAACAATTCCTTGCTTAATTTCTCTTATGTTTTTCCTAGTGTATTTATTAGCTCTTCTTAAATAGCAAATATCGTTTCTAGTCTCGTGTAAGAACACATTGAAAATTACACCGTTTTTATTCTTGATGTGTTGATCCAATAATTGTTCTGTTGTAAATTCTTTTTGCATTTTTCCCTTAGTTTAATTTATTATCTTAAAGCACTCTTCGCAAAATGCCAATTCACTTTCACCTAAGTATCTTTCTTGGTTAGGTGGTATTGGCTTATCGCAATATGTACAATTCATTTGTTTATTTTATCAAGTTAACATCTTCTATAAGGTCTTTAACTTTTGCGCAGTTTCTTTTACGGTTTTGGCATCCATTTTCGTCACAGTAATTCATTGTGCATTTTTCTTTTGGTGTTTCACAAAAGTTCCAAGGTTCTCTGTTTTTCATTTTATGTTTGTTTTAATGTTGTTTGAAATTAAAAAACCAGTTACTTTTCACTGGTAAGCCAGTCAAATCGATATTTGTAGGAGTTTATGAATATATCACCTAATTAGCTCCGAACTTATGAAACAACCATACCGACAATCCAATCTACAGACAGGTAAATTTTAAATCTCCAATTAGGCTACGTATTTTTCTTACTCTCGTTGGTGATAACAAGAGTCTTGTTCATTTTTAAGTTTTGATGGAAATAGCTTCCAATGCTTTCCGCATCCTTGAACTCAATGAACTGTATATTTTCTATCGGCCAGTATGAATAAACCGTATCTTTTCTTTTAAACTTAATGTAAAGTGTTAAGTCCCCGTCGTGGCATATCTCTTTAATCTGTGAGCTATTTACAGGAATCCATTCTATCTTATTCATTTTGGCTGTTTTTTACTAGTGAATCCCATAGGTCATTTATTGATACGACCTCTTTTTCTTTATATCTTCCAAAATCCATTCCGTACATGAAGTGGTTTATGCGGTCTTTAGAATCTTCTGCGCCAAACCAAGAAGCCATAACGTCTACCAATAGTTTTACAAGTAGTGAGTTATTGTAAGGATTAACTTCTGATTTAAGCAGTATACTTGCATCCTTTGCAAACTGAATATCCGAGTCGTGCTGTTGCTGCAAAGATGACATGATAGTGGTAAAGTTTTCTTTGGATTTATTCATCTTTAACGAATTGACCATTAACCATTCTACCTGTACGATTTTCGATTATATCTAAAGCCGATTCTAGACAATCTAATGGGTCTAAATCCTGAAGTCCACATTGTATAAGGATGGTTACTAATTCGTCTCCTATACCGTCTTTAATTTCTTCTTTAGTATTAACTTTTCTGCCTTTAGAGTTTGTGTAATTCTCTAGTCCATTTGCTTGAGCAAATAAAGCTTCTCTGGTTTCCGCAACCTCTTCTTCTGTTTTAGAGTGTTGAGTTAAAGGAGTTGCCTTAGCTAAAATTCCTTTAACTGCCGCCCACAGTATAACTCTTGAATTAGCCTCTTTAAATCTATTTGTCATCTTTTCCCGATTTATTAATTTTAAAAAGACCTCCTACAGTTTTATAAGAGGTCTTTTAATTCTTACTTTACACAGCTATCTAACAACGCTTCTAACTCCGTAGAGTCTACTGCTCCTTTGTTGATATAGTTTGTAATAACTGTTATTGTTTTCTGAGTAGCTAACTTCTTAATGTCCCATTCGATCTTTGCAGGTTTAGCTACAACCTCTTCTTTGGGAGCTTCTACTGTTTCTGGTTCCTTTACCTCAATCTCTTTGGTTGGAGTAACTTCTTCTTTAGCCTTAGCACTTGTTGTTAAGTCTAATTCCTCTCCGCTTGCCGGAGTCGATTTTTTTGATCTTGCCATTTTATTTATTGTTTGTGATTAATCTCTAGATTGAACGCGAATACTAAGAGTAGCTTCATCGTTAAATTGGTTTAAGACAACTATTTTTTTTGCTCCATACGCACTATCATCAATACCTATTCCATTCGCGCGCATTTTAATGTGTAGGTCTTGCAAATTATTGATAATCTTAATCTGATCTGCATTCTGTTTTTCTAATGCCGTTATAGTTCTGTGTAGATTCAAGTAATCGTCTCCGCTTAATACTACTTGTTGAACTTTTAATTCGTGATTCATACTGTTTCCCGTTTAATTTGTAATAAGTATAAAGCAAATATAACCAAAAAAGTGGTTTATACGGGATTTGGAACAAAAAAAAGAGTAACTATTTGAAAATTCTATAGTTACTCTTTATTCAATCGTTTTTCCTTATACTCTTTGAAGTCCTCTGGCGACATATCAACCTTAGTTTTGTAGAACTTATTGATATACCTTGGGTTGATTATGAAATGGTTCCGGCTAATGGTAGGTATCAATAGCTTATACTCTATAAGTTTTTCTTTACTAGACTTGTAGGAGTTGTTATTACAGAATCCCTTCATGTCTTCTTTGGTTATCCGGACCACTGCAGCTTCGTGAAATTCTCTGCTAAATTTTAGCATGGTTACTATTTTGATAAAAAATACAATGTCCTGGTAACTAATTTTTCCTTCTTCGCAGTCATTGATTAACTCTTTCATTTTAAGATCGTCAATCATAACCTTATGCCTGTAGGAACTAAAGCTGTACGTAAAATAACCGTAATGGGTATTGATACGCCTCCAACACTTGGAAGCGTACGCATCAATCTCCGCAAGCAGTTTTCTTCCGTCCATTAAGGGTTACTCTCTTTTATCTAATTTAGCTTCTATTCGTTTTAGCATTGCTTCAAGTTCTTCAATTCTTATTCTTAGTTTAGCTATTTCGTTACTATCGTTACATGGATTGTATACTCCGTTGTTAATGTTCCAATCGCAAACATGGTCGTTTATATTGTATGGAAGGGGAACAATGTTTTCCATAGTACGATCATAAACATCTATACTAATTGGATTTATAATAGTAGAAATATAACCTTCATCATCCTCATAAATTTGTCCTATGCTAATAAATGAAGTTAATAGTAATAATGCTAGTGTTATATTTTTCATGTTATTCTCTGTCTTTTATTAATTTTGATAAATCAAATTCCTCTTTCTTAAATTCCGCAGTCTCGTCTGCTTGTCTTAGGAGCCTAGAAAATACCTCAACAAATTCTTCGTCCTGAGATAACTCGTGTCTTCCCATTGCATCGAGTATAACATGTGTTCGCTCGTGATAAAACGTGTCAACAATTGTTGATTCTGGAATAGGATTTCCTTTATAGCTATCGCTAAGATTTATTTTGTTGTCGCAAAAACTACAGTCTCCCAATGTAGAGTTGTAGCTTAACGTCTCACTATCGAACTCAACGTTTATTGTAGTAGCGAATAACTTAAAGCTTTTTGGTATCTTCATGGCCTTATATTTTATCTGTGATAGTGCTCAAGACACTCTAGTATTCTTTTTATTTTGTTTTTCATGTTATTGATCCTTTTTTATACCGTAAGCGAATACATGTCCATTAACTTTAACATATACTAATGTGCTAGTTATACTCATATGAAAATGGTAGTTATTAAAATCCCCCTTAGAAATGTATCCATTATACACCTTTTTATCTCCATCTTGCTTGACGCAACTAAATATAAAATTCAAAGATCCGCTATCGAATAAATCAGAATCTATAATTGCAACATTTTCACCTACATATATTTTAGCTTCATAAAGCAAATTATACACATCAACACCTAAATGTTCAATAACTGTAAGATTATATGCTTTATCCTGAGAAAAACTAATAGTTGAAGATAATAATACTAATAATAAAAATAATTTTTTCATAATTTAATTGTTTTAATTTTTAACACATCCACCGCAATGGCTTTCGTTTAATTCAGTTTCTTTAATCTCTAATTGTTTATTTAGAGAGTTAATTTCTTTAGTCCATTTCTCCATGTAAAAGTTATTGTTTGCTAATAGCTTCTTTTGGCTTTTAATGGTTTCTAATACATTAGCGTATTCTTGTGGCTCTAGTATTACTTTACCGTTAGATAGTAGTTTCATTTAACCTATATTTTGAAGTGAATCTATTTCGTAATCAACCTCATTCCAAAATTGTAAATCACTTAAATCTTTACTCTCTATACTATTTAATTCTGTTATTATTTCTTTTACACAAATTTTAGCAGACTCTTTAGCTTCTGTAAACCACATTTTATTTGCTAATATTTGAGCATAGTCATTATCTGCATAGTTTTTTGTCGCTACCTTGTACATTTTATCTACAAGATTTTTCGCTTTTTCTTTTGGAAACATAATCACCTTTATTTACTTGTTATTAAATCGTCTCCGTCTACTACCTTCTTGCATGTAGGACAACTTACAAAAGAAGCCTTAACGCCTATTCCACCCTTGCAATAAGGGCATTTGTATTTAGGTTTACTAGTATTAAACCCCATTCTGTGCTTGATGTTCTCGTCTTTATATCCCATTGGTTATTTTATTACGTTACTTTCTATGGTTATTGCGTCTCTAGTTACAACAACAATAAATCCGTCGTTAATTACCACCAACGGAAACTCCTTCTTTATATACTTCATAACATGTAATGCCGAAGCTTTTAATTGCAACTCTTTAGCTTTTAAACGCTGTAGCTTTGTCTCAGCAATCAATGTGTCCTTCTCAACACTCTGTTTGTCTAACGCGATCTCAGTTAGTATTTCTGCCGGACTAATGTCTTCGTTGCCTATTAAGTTGACTATCTCCGACCAACCTAATTCATCCGTTTTTATTCTAGGAGTAGTTTCGTCTTCTTCTTCTATAACGGTATGGCCCATTTTTTCTAAAATAGCTTTTAGCTTGTTGTATGCATGTTCATCGGTTTGTCCGTATGCAACCGATCCTGGATAGTTCATCTTAAAGGCGTCATATTTAACGCTGTCAACCTTAGCTATCCAATTGTATTGTGATGCTCCTTGCAATTTACTTGTTTCAATACTTAGTTTCATAATTTTAAATTTATTTTTTAGTTGTTAGTTCTTCTCCAGTTAATGCAAAGTATAGGTTTTGTAGTTGGTGTACGTGTTTTATATTATTAAATTCCTCGTGTTTTCCGTCTAAAATAAAAAAACTACTATTACTATCTGTCTCTAGTAAAACAGCACCATTTTGCCAACCGTAATAAATGATTGTACCTCCATCAGTCCAATCATTTTTAACAAACCCAAACTTAAGTAACCACTCTTCTGTTAATGGTATTGGTTGTAAGTAGTCAATAAATTCTGTTAAAGGGTGAACAGGAATACCCATGACTAACATATTCATACCTACCTTATTGTTAGGCATATCAATAAAATCTATTAACATTTCTTTACCACTCCTGTCTCTTACATAAATACCCTTTCTTAATTCGTTTGCATTCATAACTTTCCCCTTTTAGTTTGTTAATACCATTTATCTATTATTTCTTCATTCCCATTTTTGTATCTTACTTGGTATTTCCATTTGCCTTCTATCATTATTTTTCGATAACTTCTTCCAAATCGTTTTTGAGTATCAAAGCTTCCACAACCATTACATATATCACTCATGTATTCATTATGACCTGTGCTTTTTTTGCATTTAGTACAGTAGTGATTATCGCTGTACCATTCACTACTAAGGCTACATTTTTTATAGTCGCTTGGATCCTTGCTCTTATTGATGTTAGTATTAGTAGTTTCCTTTTTTTCAAATAATCTCTTAATAAAATTCATAATCTTTAGTTTGTTAGTTTATCGTATTGCAAATTAATTCTTTCGTCGTTAAAACAATATTGACCTTTTATTATTTCAACATCTGAATAATCGTATGCGTAATGAAGTTCCCCTCTTTTGAGTCCTTTCATTAATTGATTGACTCCCCTTGAGTTCAAATGAACTATTACTTTTCTAGGATGTAATGACAATATACTTCCTCTTCCATCCGGAGTTAAAACCTCAACACCTATAATATCTGGCTTATTCATAATCCCTAGTTTTTATCGATTAGTTCCGGATTCTCGTGGATGTTTCCTATTACTTCTCTGTGTGAATGACTCATACATAATGGAACGCCTCCAGAAAAATAACAAGCTTGCTCTAAAGAAAAAACAACTATAGTGTTATTGTTTAGTATATCCCCTTCATAAATCTCATTCCCATCCTTATCTTTAAGTCCTGTGTATTCATCGCAACTAACAACATCCCATCTTTCGTCTATAGCGAATCTATAAAGCCCAGACTGCTTATCGTTTAGTGAGAAGTAAAAAACATCAATATCCCCTTCTTTGTATCTGCCCCAGTCATCCGATACTAATTTCAATCTGTATCTAAATTTAATCTCTCTTGTGTTTCCCATAATCCCTAGTTTAATTAAAAAAAGACCTAGTACAACCCTTCCTCAGCCTTCACCCTGATTCCAAATTATATAGGTCCTTGAATATCTTTCGCCTTAATGTGAAGGTCGGCTAGACAAATATATAATAAAAGTTTTGATTCTAATATAAAAATCGTATGTAATTCCAATGTCTAACTTTCACTCAGGATGAAAGTTAGCATTTTACAGAATGTCTAAACGTCTCAGATAATGAAAGTTAGACACACCCTCAGCCCAATGAAAATATCGTAACTTATTAATAACCAGTAATGTAAAGGAGAAATCCTATCTTACTTTATATAGTATAGATAGAAACTACTGATTTTAAGAATAATTAACCTATATTTACATAACGGAAGTTTAACCCAAAGAAAGGAGACCCACATCTAAAAGGTATCGATTTATAGTCGGTGCCTTTTTTTATTCCAAAAAATCTCTCGTGATAATGTTGTGGGGATGGAGTACTAGTATCGAGCGATCCCGGTCGAAAGGAAAACTCGAGATATTTACCCCACGGGGGTGCATTTCGATATGTATCCAGTTAGATTTTTGACTTTTTGATCTGTACTAATTTGGTGGTTTTGGGCCATACTAATTGTGCGTACTCCTACTATGGGCACGTCTTTTAGCAATTAACCTACTAATTTACAGAAAGTTACGCCTTATACGTGCAATATTTGAACAACCAATGCACAACGGGCAACTATATTCCAGTAATGACGTACTATAATAAGGTATTGATGTCCGGATTTCGCTTAGTTCTACAGATATGCGCACGTTTTTTATTTTCTGCGCACGTTTTTGTGTTAGTGACAAACAAAACCCACACATTGGCCAACCTCTAAAAACTACAACAATTACCCCTTATTTATACAGGTCTTTAAATAGTCCTATTATATAGGTGCAGGTAAACCACAATAAGAACACGTCTAATGGCCTGAATTCATTGACCTATAAGAAATATCTATTGATCTTAAAATAGCTATAAAAACAAGTGATAACGATTTATTCTGTTTTATTTGCGATAACTGTATATAATATGTACTTTAGCCATGTGTAAGGGAATAACCTCACTGTTTATAGGGGTTGCGAGAGGCACAAAGTTCATTGACATATAAAGAAGCATAAAATTAGGCAGAATCTAATACCTATATATAAGGTATAAAAGAGATTGGATTTAGCTCGCTACTAACTGCCTAGCTAATTAAAGAGTATTAACCATATAAAAGGATAAGATTATGAATAGCGTAAATACATTAACAGCATTACAAGAGTTAGGGGTAGAGGTTGAATTCAAAGAATGGTTTAATAGTGATAACATTATTAAAGAAGGAGCAAACTATTTAACACAATGTACACAGTATAGAATTAAGATGTGTATGCAACAGATACAAGAGTATTTTATTAACGAGTACGTAGAAAGACAATATTAATATTTAAAAACTAAAGACATGGAAAAAGAATTAAAAGAGAATAACGATTTATTAAATGCCCTTTATGGATTTGATAAAAAATACAATCTGAAAGGAATAAACAGAACAGACTTGAATAATACAATAGATATTGTAAGGCTTAAAATAATAGAGTTAAATAAATTAAAAGATACGATTATGAATAGCATTATAGGAAGCTACAAAGGAATTGACTACGAGATAACAAACGAGGATGGTATGACAGACATGAACGGAAACATGCCTTTTAAATATAACATAGAAGGGGATGAACAAATTATTTATTCGACTTCAATTGAAAAGGTTTATGAAATTGTAAAAGATGAAATAGAAGAGGAGTATCTAGATTAACTGACGAGTCCAGAAGGACGAAATGCTGTGAAGCATCTTAATCTAAAACAAACATTTAAAACATAAATATTATGAAGACATTAAACAGAGTACTAGAAAACACAAACAAAGTAGAGTTATTAATTAAGGTTTTATTTCTTGGAGTTATTGCGGTAACTATTGGAAGTTTAGTAATAGGCTTAATTAACGGAGATTTAAACACGGATTACTTAAAATAAACCCCTCACCAATGGCACAGACAAAAACAGGCCTGACAATTATACATGCAGGAGCAAGAGTAAACGTTTATACAGCTAAAGAGCTGAAAGAATTAAACGAGAAGAACAAAATTAATACCGTTATAAGGTATTTATTAGGTAATAAATAAAAATAAGGTTATGAAGACAACACCGGAAGGAACAAAAAAAGGGTTATGGTATTAAATAACAGGCCTTTAAAATCATTTGAAAAGGAATATATAAAAGATGTTTTAAGCTACCCTAAAGACATTATTAATATCTACGAGGTAGAAGATAGTAACTGGAATTTAATGCAGGTTAAAAGCGGTTATTTTATATCAATACCAAAAAATAAAGATCACTGCAGCCCATCAACATTTGGAAAACTTGAACACGTTTTAAAATACTATATAATTAAATAAGCTCACCAGAACAAAAAAAATTAATAAACATTTTAAAAGATACGATTATGATAAACGAAATAACATACAATAACATTATAGGTAAAGGCTTGTTTTCTACAGCATATATGCAAGAGGATAAAAAAACAGTTGTTTTAAAAAGTACAGATTATATTAAAGAATGTATGGCAAATAATTGGTTTCCAGAATCAAAACATTTACCACAAATAGAAATTATTGAACAATACCTTTATAAGATGCCTTTATATAATAGACCTAAATCTTTAAAAAATAATTTAAAACCGTCTCAATATAAAATATATAAGGAGTTAAGAGGGTTAAGTATTGGATTTATTGAAAATAGGCATCATTTAATGGATGCATGGCACAAAGAATTTGATAAAATTACAAACAAAACAATTCGTAATTTATTAAAAGAATGCTTAGATGCTTGTGCCAATTATGGTAGTGATATTCAATTTGAAATATCACCTAGAAATGTAGCCATTGACAATAAAGGAAATTTAATTTTGTTAGATTGTTTTTTCATTCAATCTCAAGCAAACGAAATAAGAAATACTAAAAAACTTAAATAAATCAAGAACTAAAAAACATTTAAGCCATGCAACAATATAATTTAAGTCAAGACGGAGAAATTAAATTCACAGGAACAGAAAACGAATGTTATATGCAGTTACAAAGGAAACAAAGTCAAAGTGCACATTGGGCAATGAAGTACGAAGGATGGAAAATTGAAGCCGTTGCAGCGGCATAAAATAGGTTATTAGGCTGCAAGCGTTCGCCCTTAATTGGGCGGTGTTAACAATTAAAATTTATTAGATATGAAAAAAAGAAACATTTTAGGCACAATTACAGGAATTTTACTACTTATATCGTCGTGTAGCTTCGCTCAATCAAAAAAAACTACATATATAGTCGATGGTGATAAGCTTGTTAAGGTAGAAACAGCCAAAACAGCAACCGAAGCGGTAAAAACTAAGTTTACTATCGATATTAAAGGAACTAGTTACCCAGTTTTTAAAAGTTCGCGCGGTAGTTTGTACATTTTACGGACCAGTAAGAAAACAGGCAAAGAGTACAAACAATATATTAATGTTGAAGAACCAAAAAAATAAAGGTATGAAGGACATAAAAATTAAAGATAGCACGGTAATTTTAACCGTGCTAATTCTTTGGGCAATAGGAATATCAATTAACATTTACGGTTTACTATTATGAAAAAGCCGACATTTAAAGACGTCTATTACTGGACTATTATTTTAATTTTATCAATATCAATCTTATTATTGTTATAACATGGAAACGACACAAAAAAAACTGGCCCCCGCATGGTGGGAACAAAATAAGTGCCTAATAACTGGCGGAACTATTAGCGGAACTTTGCCGCCTAAAAGAGATCAAAAGAAGCAGCTTAAAAAAGAAACACCTAAATAAAATACTATGTTTGGAATATTAGAAACAATCAGAGAAATAAAGGAAGAAATACCAAGACCGAATACAAACTACCAAGTTTTTAACGGACGATGGCATATGAATAATAGAACTTTTGAAGAACTTTCTATAAATGAAAGGGGCGCACTTGTAGAACGAATTAAAACTTTTTAATATTATGGCTCAGACTTATATCGATCACACGGAAACAGAACAAGAAATAATAATGCAGTTTGCGGACTACGTAAGCGAAAGAATGCAGAATTTAGGAATTACACAGGGCTTCATTTCTCGAGAAACGGGTATAAGTCAGGGCGATATTTCAAAGATAATCAGAGGGCTAAAACGGCCCTCTATAGTTACGGCATCAAGAATACTAAAAGCAATAAACGCAGAAATTAATTTTCACGCAAAAAGATAAGTTATGGGATATTATACAAAATTTGAATTAGATATATATAGCGGTGATGATTGCATTACAAACTATAGAGAAGTAATAAGTGAGCATGTAGATTACGACCCTTTTGACGAGCCTACTAAATGGTATGAGTTTGAAAAGGAAATGAAAGAAGTTAGCAAGGAACACCCTAAAGTAGTTTTTGAAATTTACGGTAAGGGTGAAGAATATGATGATACATGGAAGGCATACTTTAAAGATGGTAAAATGCAAATGTGTAAAGCCAAAATAGAATACGACGATTTCAATGAAAGCCTAATGAAATAGTTTTTATTGTAGGTAACCATAAAAATAAAAACCCTTACTATATTACTAGTAAGGGTTTTTTTATGCTTAATAAGTATTTATAACCTCTATATTTTTACACTTTATGCATCGGTAATTAGTTTTAAAAACAGATCCGCTAATCAATCTAAAAAACGAAACCTTATTACATTTAGTACAAAACCCCTCATATTTTAATTTTCGTTCTTTTTCTGTAGAAACTTCCTTAAATTTTTTCATATTATTATTATTTAAAGTTACGATGCCACAATTTTAAAATCGTTTAATTATTGTACTAAAGATCTTCGCCAGGATTGCATCCATTATTATTTTTCCTCAAGTATATCTGCATTGAAATATTTTGCCAAATTATTAACTTCCTCTTTAAAGTTTTTTTCTTCCCTAAATGTTTTGCACATTATTATTTCACTACTATTTTTATCGCACCTAACTAGTGTGTATGTAAAAAACTCACCATCTATTGAAGAAGTACACATTATATGTTTATTCAAAAACGATTCTTCGGTACTTCCTTTTTCAACTAGAAGTTTTCCGTTGTGGAATACGAAGGCACTACCACTAATTAAATCCTTTATAAATTCTTCAGTAGCAGTTTCTTTTTTAACACTCCCTAAAAAATCTATTACATCTTGTTTTGGAATATCTTTGTTACTGTATTTAATTACAGTCTTACCACCCTGAATACATTCTACATTCAAATCTTTAATGTTAGGGTACTTGTACTCTATTAAAGATTCTATAGAAATTTCTAATCTTGTATCTCTCATACTAATTATTTTTTTTAAGATATAATAGATGCTCCTTTAATTTAGGTAGTTCATCTAATTCAATTCTATTAATTTCTTGTTGTGTTTCTTCTATTCTCAATTCTCTTAATAATTTCAATCCTTTATCAAGAACATCTTTTGTGAAAATTTTATCTGCGCTTATGTGTGAAAACGGTTCCCAAGGATTGAACATATCATGATTGCGTCTTGCAATAGACATTTCATTAAAAAATCTCACTACATCTTCAGGTTTGTGAACTTCTTTTTCTTTACTATTTATATTTTTCATCCCAAATGTTTTTTAAAATTTCTGCACTTTCTTTTTTGTTCGTTTAACATAGTGAAGCATCATTTTTTCACTGGACCAACCACCAAGATCCGAAAGTATGTGATTAGGTACGAAGCCATGGAGGTTACTGGCAAAACTTCGACGTCCCGAATGGCTCGAAATAAGCTTATATTTTGGATAGATACCCGTAAGTTTACGCTTCGTTTCTTTATCGAATAACTTCCCTTTAATATCTTCGTCAATTTCAGCAAGCATGCATATTGTTTTGATGTGCTTATTAAAAAGCTTGTCACTAAATTTAGCCGGCAAATTACCAAAACGCTTACTAAGCACGAACTTAACTTGGTTATGTAGTGGAATTGTCACCCAACTACCAGTCTTATTTGTTTTTATACTAATATAATCTCCTTCTATGTTATCAGCCTTCAGGTTATTATTGAAATCCGAAATTCTAAGGCCCGACCACAAACTAATTATAAAACTATCCCGGATGTTATCTAAAATATGATCGTGCTCAAGGTTTAAATTGAAAATTCTACTAATTTCCTCTTCGTTAAGATACGGAACCAAAATATCTCCTTCCTCTTTAGATACATAAACTCGTTCTTTAAAGCTTGGATCTGTTTTTATTCCGATCTTCTCTGCTCTGTTTAAAAAGAATTTAACGCGACCTACTAAACGTTTCGATGTCGTAGGAGCAAACTTAGCTTCGTCACATAGATAAGTAGAGAAATCGTTTAAAACAACACTATTTACATCTTTTATACGGTATCTCCTTCCTGTAGAACTGTTTTGAAAATTTTTAAAGGCTAATACGAAGGTGTCGTACTGCTGAATTGCTCTTTTTGACATGAATTTATTCTTTTCTGTCTTCCAGGTCGGTGCAATTTCCTTCAACCAATACTCACAAAAATCTAAGTAGTACACAAAATGCTCACGAACTTTGTTTCCTTTCTCTTTTTCTGGACGATCAAACAGATCCTTAACAACTTCTTCTAGCCATTGAGTATCGGTAACTTCGCCATTCATATAAGCAGTGTTATACTCGTTTAAAATATCAGATTTTAAGCGTTCAAATTTAGCCGCTTTAATCATTCTATCTTCTATTTCGTTAGAGTTTTTGTAGTTCGATTTTTTATTATCCCAATGGTTTGGATTAACAAAGACTTTTGTAGGCAAGTAGAAGTTGTTCTCCCTTCCTGCAGAAAATCGAATGTTTAAATTGCAAGGGTTTTTCTTGCTTCTCGTTACTAGTCTTATTGTTGCCATTTTCCCGATGGTTTTTTTATTAAAAAGGTAAGCTATTTTCTATAATTCCGTCTGAATGAAATTTGATTCCATCAATTAAAATATGAGGCCTAAAGTTTTTAACTCCATTAAAAGATAGTTTGTTTTCTTTAGCGTAATTGGATGTAGTTTGTAATTTCAACTCTTGTGCAATTAATTGAAGTAAATTTTGCAATTCTAAAGATGTAAATTTACCATCTATTATATTTAAAGTCACTTGTTTTGCAGTAGTTTCCATATATTCAGTTTTTTGAATTAGTTATATAACATTGTTAGAGTGCATTAAATAATCCCAACGCTATTTTGCATATCAAAGTAAGTTTTTATACCTTCTTCAATCGCTTTATCTGTATCTTCTGTTTTTTCAATTTTTAAATTGTGAGTAATTATGTATTTTAAATCATCCACTTGCTTTGGTGCTAAATATTTAGTACCGTTTATAAATTGAATCGTTTTGAATTTTATAGTATTTGCATCCATTTTAAATAACGCACCCTAACAATTTGTATAAATAATAGCCTGTTAAGGTGTCTTTTTAGTGGCTATTTTGTATTTGCTAATTTAGTTTTTTAATCAAAGTTTCTCGCTTACTTTCGGCTACTATTCATACAAGTAGCCGTTATGCCCCATTTAAGGAAGCTACAATTAAACCTTTCGCCCAATCCATATAATCTTTGAAATCTTCATCAGAATATCCCCACACTTTTTCGATATACAAACCACTCATTATGCCCTTATAACCAAATGAAGCAATACCTGTTTCTTCCATACCACATTCAGCCATTTCAGTAAGTCGTTTTCTTGTGCGTTCTTTTGGTTTGTCATATTCATACAAATCCTTACGCTCAATATCAAAACGGGACATAACAACAGGTATATTTAATGCCTGTGTTTCTGCATTATTCAAGTTCTGTTCTTTTTTCATCGTTATCTGTATTTTAAAAATTTATACTATTTAATCAGGCACTAAACATACCTGCAAGCGTTGTAAGCAATTAAATTGTTAACTTAATTTATTTCCGCAATTACTACACCATTTAATACCGTTATCGTATTCCTCATAATTATCACAATCCCCACAATTTAACTGTTCGCTTCGCCCCACAACATCGGCTATAGGTAATTGCTTTTTATGCATATCTAAAATGTGCAGTAATTCGCTTCTGTTCCATTTTGATTTTTCTGTATGATTCGGACATACATCTTTTAAAAATTCTTCGTTTGTCATAATTCGTATATTTAATTCAATTAGTTTGTGTTATGTATTTATCTATTGTATTTTTTAGAAAGTTTCTCTAACTGCTCTAATTCATTTTTTTTAATTAGGTCTTGTTGTTCTTTTTCTCGTTTCTCTTCTAGTTTATTGTATCTCAATTCTTCATCCTTACAAGCATTTTCATATTCCTGTTTTGTTATTAAACCTAATTCGAGCAGAGTATGTTCTGTTTTGTCTTTACCATATTGGCATAAATTAACTTCTTCTTTTCTATGTCCAAAGCCTTCTGTTATATCATTCACAATAAAAACAGCAAAAGTATCGTCAGAGAATTTAATCCAAAGGTCACCACAAGACATTTTAGTATCAACTATCGTTTTACCTTTTAAATCTTTTAATTCTGTTATTTCTTTTTTCATTTTGTTATGTTTAAGTTTAATTTAATCGCACTAATCATATATTTTAACGTTATATGTAATGTTAAAATACATCTCCCAAAGCTGTTTCTATGCTCCAAAAGTCTGTGATTTCTTGCTTTGCGCTTTCTATTTTAAAAACGCATAGATAACTTAAACTTCGTGTTATTTTAGAGCTGTAGTACAATATTGCAAAAAGCGCAAAAGGTATTGTAAGCACTACATATAACAACGGGTATAAAAAATACTTACTTATTTTACTATTTCTATTTAATTTCATATTTACTTTATTTTGTGTTTTACTAAAAATTACTGTTTATTTACTCGTACTTTCCATACCCAAATATGTTACCAACAATATAAAATACTACGTTAGTTCTTTTAATAAAGTCATTGCTGTTACTACAATTCCTTCTTGTTGTTCTATTGGCAGTATTTTATCCATTTTACTATCTCTGCAACCATACCAATCTATATATTCTTTTAGACTGTTAATTAAGTTTAGTTCTTCTTTGTCCGTATTTTCTACAGTAGGTAACAATATATAAAGTTCATTGCTTTTGCTTTCTTGGCTACTGTTTTCTTTAATCATAATTTATTGTTTTTTAATTTCTGTACATATTTGTAAAGATATGTAAATATATATCCAAAAAACATACTGTGCAAGTATTTCTTTTAAAAAACGTATTCTAACTCCGGGCACGGAGCCAAAGAAGTCAATGCAGTACTTGCGGCACTTGCAGTCATTGGTCCAATGAAATTTGAACAACCATTGAACAACAATTATTTTTTCATAATAAAATACACAAGTTTACAAATATTTACATATATTTGAACTCGATAATAATTTAATCTAAAAAACGTATTATGAAAACAGAAAACAAAGAGAAACTAGAATTAAAACACTTAGCGCCTTATTTACCTTTTGAATTAAAAATAAAAAGCGGTAAAAATGTTGTACGTGAATTATCTGAAATGTCAAAGGCTTATGACTTACCTAGAAAATATACGCATTTGTACAATGTTATAAACGGAATAGGTCATAAACCAATACTAAGACCGTTAAGCGATTTAACCAAGGAAATAACAATTAATGGAGAGACATTTATACCTTTAATTGAAATTGCTAAAAGTTACGACTTTGAAATAAACGGTGAAGACACCATATTTGAAGACGGTAAAATTAAATCATTTCAGTTATTAGAGGACCCTAATGATAGTGAGCAACCAATCGATAACGAAATTCAATTCTACATAGACGTTTCAAAGGCTATAAATTCAGATGATATACTTATACATAAAACTTGGTCAGATGAAATAGGTTCAGCTTACGGAAATCAATCAATACCTTTTGATTATCAAGAAATGTGCAAACTACTCGAATGGCACTTCGACGTTTTTGACTTACACTCAAAAAAACTTTGTGTTTATTACAGTGAATTAAATAAACAACACTATATTTAAAGTGTCTAATATAAAAATACAGTGTAATGGAGATTTGGAAACCAATAAAAGGATATGAAAACATTTATCAAGTAAGTAATTTTGGAAGAGTTAAAAGCTTGGATCGAATTGTGTTTAACAAAGGTAATGGCACTAGATGTAAAACAAAAGGAAGGGTTTTAAAACAATCAAAAGATAAAGGTGGTTATTTATATGTAGGATTATACAATAAAGATAATGAAAAAACATCATCTATAAAAGTGCATAGATTAGTAGCTTTTAGTTTTTGTTCAGGATATACTGAAGGTTTAGAGGTCAATCATAAAGACGGTATTAGAGATAATAATTTATATACAAACTTAGAATGGGTTACAAGGTCTCAAAATATTAGAGATACGTATAAAAGAGGTAGAATTACCTACGGTCAAAAAAACAACGCTTCAAAGCTTATGGATAGAGATATCGGTGTTATATCTTCGTTATATGATTCTGGCGTATCTCAGTCTATAATATCATTAGCTTTTGGAGTTTCACAATCTACAATATCTAACGTAATTAAAAATAAACACTACAAGAACGGACTTATAGAAAAAGGATTAGCAGACCAACAAAGAACTAATTAAAGTTTCATAATACCAATAATTTTACATATTTTTACACTTCTTTACAAATAATAACAAAACTATGAAATCAGATGAAAAACCAATAGCAGTAACGACAAAAAAAGCCTGTGAAATGCTTAATTGTAGCCGGACAACTTTCTACAAGAACTTTAAATCTAAATTAGAAGTTCATAAATTAGACCTTAAAACAAACTTATTTACACTAGAAAGCGTCCAGAAGCTAATTGACGAAACCAGGAAATTCAAAATAGTAGATTAAAAAATAATTAAACATCGGGAAAAATGAAACACATTGAATTAAAGCGATTAGAACTCCGTTACTTTAAAGGAGCAAAAGAAGTTAATATCGACTTCAACCACATCACAAGTATTTTTGGTGACAATGGTACTGGAAAGTCCACCATTGGAGACGCATTCTCTTGGTTATTTTTTGGCAAAAATATGATTGGAGAATCGGACTCTAAATCTACAATCAAAACATTAGACGAAAATAATGTAGCTATTCCAAAATTAGATCACAGCGTTAAGGCTATTTTAGATGTAGATGGAGAAGAGATTACACTTACCAGAATTTTATCCGAGAAATGGACCAAAAAGAAGGGTGCATTAGAAACTGTTTTTGAAGGAAATATTACAAAGTATTTCTACAACAACGTTCCGAAGTCAAAAAAGGAGTATGAAGAAAAAATAAGCAACATACTTGATGAACTAATTTTCAAGATGATTTCAGATCCTTTAGCTTTTAACGCACTTCACTGGGAGAAGCAGAGAGAACTTTTAATTTCAATTGCAGGTAATGTATCTAATTTAGAAATTGCTGCAGGAAACAAAGAATTTGAGGCCTTACTGTCTAAATTAGTAGGTAAAGACCTGGACGAATATAAAAAAGAACTTGCTGCAACACGTTTACTTCACAAAAAATCTATAGAATCTATTCCAACTAGGATTGACGAGCAGATTAAAAGTAAGCCAGAGGGAATTGATTTTAAAGAAGCGGAAAGTAAAAAAGTTGAGTTAGAAGCAAAAATTTCAGAAATAGACTCTAAAATAGAGGACAAAAACAAAACTGTAGAGATTGCCAACGCAAAAAGAAACGAAGTATCTAACGAAGTATTTGCTTTAAAGACTAAGAATCAGAACATTGAGTTCGAGGTTAAGAAAAAGGTTAATTCATTAGCAGGGCAACTAGAGGATCCTATCTCTTTATTAAATGCAAAAATTTCAGCAAAGGAGAATACTTTAGAAAAATATGCAAAAGGAGTTTCTGATTATATTTACGAAAAACAAAAAGACCTAAACTCTATAATTGAAATAGAAAACACTCTTTCTAAATTAAGAAAAGATTTTGATATAGAAAACGCTAAGTCTCTTAAATTCGACGAAGAAAACATTAACTGCCCTAGCTGTAAAAGGCCTTTAGACTCAATTGATGCTGAGTCTAAAAAAGAAAAGATGCTTCTTGATTTTAAGGAAGAAAAAAACCATACATTATTAAGCATAAATACAAACGGACAAGCTAATAAGTTAAGAAAAGAAACTTTAGAATCTAGGGTTTCCGAAACTTCAAAGAGAATTTTAGATGGAGAAAAACTTATTTCAGAGACCAAAAAAGAATTAGAATCTCTTAAGGAGGAATTAAAAAAAGAGAGTGGAAAAGAAAGTGTTGATCCTGTAAATCCAGAAGCGGATGCAGCAAAAATTCTTTCTACTCACAAAGAGTACCAATCAAACATTAAGTCTATTACTGCTCTTGAATCTACACTAGAAGAAGCTAAAACTGTAGATATTTCTGATTTGAAAGCTCAAAAAACAGCTATTCAAAATGATTTGCAAGTAGTAAACGATTTACTTTCAAAGAAAAATCAAATTGCAGAAATTGAAAAAAGAGTAGAGGAACTATCTAAAGAGGAATCGAAATTAGCGCAACTTATAGCAGATATTGAGAAACAAGAGTTTGTTGCTCAGAGTTTTACAATCGCTAAAGTATCTCAAATAGAAGACAAAGTAAACGCATTGTTTGAGGTAACTAAATTCAAATTATTTGAAACTCAGGTAAACGGTTCTGAAGTACCAACTTGTAAGGCCACATATCTAGGAGTTGATTTTAATATCCTTAATTCCGCAGGAAAAATACATTGCGGTACCGAAATAATCAATGCACTATGTAAATTCTACAAAGTACAAGGACCTATTTTCTTAGACAACGCAGAGAGCGTTACCGAGACACCAAAAACTGATAGTCAATTAATCAGATTAGTAGTAAGTAAACCAGACAAAACATTAAGAATAGTGTAACAATTAAACAATAAGTATCATGAAAAAACAAAATGGATCACCTTTAGAATTTCAAAATGGAGCACCTATTGAATTTCAAAACAAAACACAGAAAAATTATGACGAAGAACTAAGACTTAAATGCATTTCTAAAGCTCTTTTTATTAAGAAAAATGGAGCAGATCCAAGTGCCAGTGATGTAATACGGAGTGCAAACCAAATTTTCAACTACATAAAAACAGGAAAACTATAATGAGTACAGAAACTAAAAAGACTACTGCGGTAGCTACGAAAGAAAAAGACATTACAGCAATCGTCTTAAACAAGATAAATACTTTTAAGCAGTCCGGAGAACTTAGACTTCCGAAAGACTATTCTGCCGAAAATGCATTAAAATCAGCGTACTTGGTTTTAAATGAATCCCTTACAAGAGATAAGAAGCCTGTTTTAACAGCTTGCTCCCAAGGAAGTATTGCAAATGCACTACTTAAGATGGTTGTATGGGGTGTTTCTCCATTGAAAGGACAAATATACTTTGTGCCTTACGGAGATAAGCTAGAAGCGTCCGTATCTTACTTAGGAAACGTAATGATGGCTAAGAGATACGGTAAGCTTAAAGCTATAAAAGCTAACTGTATTATGAAAGGCGATGAATTTGAGTTTGAAATCGTTCCAGAAACAGGATTAAGAAGAATTGTAAAGCATAAACAAACGCTTCAAAGTATTGGTTCCGATGAAATTATTGGAGCATACGCAGCATTTGAACTTGTTGACGGAACTATGGATGTTGAAATAATGAACATGGACCAGATTAAAAAATCTTGGAACCAAGGGGCAACAAACGGTGGTTCTCCGGCACACAAAAACTTTCCAGATCAAATGGCACAACGTACTGTATTAAACAGAGCTTGTAAAATGCTTATTCGCTCAAGTGATGATAAAGTTCTTTACGATGATGTTGACAACGAAATTGATGTTGCTAAAGAAGATGTTAAACATGCTATTTCTGAAAATGCCAACACAGATATTATCGATATTGAACACGAAGAAGAAACGAATGACGATGTAGACACTACTACCGGTGAAATCATAGACAAGAAGTTTTAATGAAATTAGATGTAATTGGCTCAGGAAGCAAGGGTAACTGTTATCTACTTACAGATAATGATGGTGTAATGCTTATTGTTGAAGCAGGAGTCCATCCAGTAGATATAAAAAAATCCATTAACTATAATCTTGAAAACGTGGCCGCGTGTATAGTTACACACGGCCACCAAGATCATTGCAAAGGAGTAAGTCATCTTGCTGCATCCGGAGTACCAATTTACGCATCTAAAGGAACATTGGAAGAAACTAATATGATTGGCCACCATAGGTCAGTCATATTAGAACCAATGAAAAAAGTAAAAATTGGACCATATACCGTATTAGGCTATCCTACAATTCATGACACCAAAGAACCGATGGGATTTATTATAAGTCATCCTGAAAGTGGAAGTATTTGTTTCTTAACTGATACGGTATATTCTCCTTTTAAATTTGCTAACATTAGCCATTGGATCGTAGAAGCTAATTATTGCGAAGATATAATTGAAGAAAAAAGAAAATTTGGACTAGAGAACCAATTCTTAAGAGATAGAGTACTTTCTAGCCACATGAGTTTCCAAAACTTACAAGATATGCTTCGCGCGAATGACTTATCAAAAACAAGAACAATAACGTTAATTCACTTATCGGATAGAAACTCCAATGAGATTGAATTTAAGAGAAAAATCGAAGAAGAATTTATAAAAGAAACATATATTGCAGATTCGGGATTAAGTATTAACCTAAATAAATACGCATTTTAACATGAGAATATTCAAATTTATACACGAAGACGGAGAAATGGATATTGTTGCCGCAGAAACAGAACTATTAGCAACAATACTTCTTTGCGAAGAACAAAACATAGATATTTCGGAACTAAGAGATAGCAATGTTAAAGAGATCAAAAAATGTAAATGGGATGAAATATACCTGGCAGACGAAGAAGGATCTAAGTTCCCTACCATAAACAACATGGATGGAAAAACGCTTAAAGATTTAATCGCAGAAATTGATTATGGGTAATACATAGCAGGAACCGGAAACTAATAACACAAATGATTCATTTAACTTGTATAATAATTTATATTGCATTAATATTGGTTGCTAAATTTTGGTATAATTACAACAATAGAGAATGAAAACGAATCACGGAGAATGGATTACAACGCTAGATTTTGAAAAGCTATATACTGACATTAGAGTAAAATTAAACTCTGTAAATAAGTCGTTAGAGTATCTACAAAAAAAAATTGAAATAGATCGTAAAACCATATACAATATACGTCACCGAAAGTTTATAAGAATGGAGACTTTTTTCAAAATTATTAACTGGCTTGATGTTGGAGCAGAAAATTACATCATAAAAAAATACATTAGAAATAAACCAAAAGAAAAAACAGAAACAATGTTATGGAATTAGAAGGAAAAATTATAGTAATTGGCGAAACAGAGACTTTCGGAAATAACGGTTTTAGCAAGAGACAACTAGTGATAGAAACGGATGAAAACTTTCCGCAAAAACTAGCCATGGACTTTGTTAAAGATAAAGGAGATTTATTAAACAGCTACACGATTGGTCAGTCAGTAAAAGTTGGTATAAACCATAGGGGATCTGAATATAATGGGAAGTACTACGTCAACCTCCAAGGATGGAGAATTGAACTACTTGGCCAACCAGAGGCAAAACCAGAATCCGCAGTAGATAAATACGAGGCTAAAGACCTACCACCTGCAGAAGATACAGAAGAGGAAATTGATGATCTCCCATTTTAATAACTAACTGATTATCAGTAATTTACATTAATAAAAAGCATCAAAATTAAAAAACTTGATGCTTTTTTTATGCTCAACGTAAAACATAACTATATATTAACTATATTTGTTCAACATCAATATAAAAATATTAATTTATGACTACTCCACAAGAAATGATTACCGAAGAAATAGATTATTATGAAAGTATAGGGGAAGATAGTCCTAACGGATTTGTATCGTATGTTACATATGTTGTTTGTATTTTACTTATTTCATTATTATTTTTAAAATAAAACTATATGGTTGATATAAACAGCTTAAGCGGAGGAAAAACAAGTAGTTATTTAGCAATGCACTATCCTGCAGATTATAACATATTTTCTTTGGTCTGTAATGATGATAAAAAATGTGCGCATCCAGATAAAAAAGTAATGCAATTGGTTAATGATAAATTACAAAAATACAGTTCTCGTTTTGGCGAATGTATTGGAACTCCTGAAAATTACTTAACATTAAATGTTATTTTAGATTTAGAGCAAAAATTAGGTAGAGAAATTATTTGGCTACGTGATGAAAGTTTTGATTGGTGGATTAAATACAAAAAAGGTTTACCAAAACACGACCAAAGATGGTGTACTGAATTAATGAAGTTAAAACCAATATTTGAATGGTGTTATTTATATACCGATTTTCCTGTAAATATGAGAATTGGTTACAGACTTGATGAAATTGAAAGAATGGATAGATTAACCACTACTTATGAGTTACCAATAAGCTGTAATACTTACGGACAAAAACGACAAAACTGGAAAAAAGACATTGAATGGCGTGTTGGTGAGTTTCCTTTAATTGATGATAAAATATTGCATTATCATATTTATCTATGGGCTTTAGAAAGTGGTTTGACTTTTCCAAAAGACAGTAATTGCCAAATGTGTTTCCATAAGCAAGAACCGCAATTAAGAAAGAATTTTGACGATGCACCAAATGTAATGAATTGGGCTAAAGACAAAGAAATAGAAACTAAAAACCGATTTAAAACAAATTTTACAATGAAGCAAATTAAAAAAATGGGAGTCCAAATGGATTTCTTTTTTGGAACTGGAAGCGGATGTGATTCTGGAGGTTGTACCGATTAAAAAAACAAAAATATGGCAAACATTAAAAAATCACGAGAAGAAAAGAAGATTGCAAAAACTTTTTGCGTAACCACTGGACCACTAGAAATATTCCAGGAAACATGTAAAAAATTAAAAACAAATCCAAGCCACGAGGTAGATAATTTTATCTCAGAGTTTAATTTAAAAAATTAATTAAAATGAAAGTATTAATAACACATGAAGAAAGCCAGACAGTAATGACTGCTTTTTTAGAGGCCGGACACGATGCTTATAGCTGTGATTTACTTCCTTCAAGTGGTAAATATCCAGAAAGGCACTTGCAAATGGACTACTTAAAAGCTATTGAAAAAATAAATCCAGATTTTTTAGGTATGCATCCGGAATGCACACGGCTAACAGTAGCGGCAAATAAATATTATAAGCCTGAATATGCAGAAAGGTTTCCGACTATACAGCAGGATAGATTAGAGGCAGTTTCGCATTTCTTTAATTGCGCAATGGCTTTGGAAAAAGTAGGGAAGGGATACATTGAAAATCCTATTGGAATAATGAGTAGATTATACAAAAAGCCAAATCAAATAATACAACCTTATCAATATGGTCATGCAGAAAGAAAAAGTACATGCCTATGGCTTGTTGGATTACCAAAACTAGAACCAACTAATATAGTAGAGCCAGATATAATAATACATAAAAGCGGAAGGACTGATAGTAGATTGCATTTTGAAACGCTTAAACTTCCGAAAGAGGAGAGAAGAAAAGCGAGGAGTAAAACTTTTACAGGAATAGCAAATGCAATGGCTAAACAATGGACTGAAAACATTAACATAAAAAATCAATAATATGGAAAGATTTAGAGAAAAAACAACGGTAAGTCCTGATTTCATTTTGAAATTGGTTTGCGAATACAACGAAATAACTCCTGAAGTACTTTTTTCAAACACAAGAAAAAGAGACTTAATATATACTCGGCAGAAGTTTTTTTACCTATGTTATAGATTTACAAAACCTTCTTTAAAGGAAATTGGTAAAATTTCGAAAGAAAATGGAAGAAATAGAGTTCACGATCACGCAAGTGTTCTACATGGTTATAAAACAATTTCAGACCACTACGAAACCTATAAAGATTTAAAGCAAGAAATAGACTTTTATATTAATGAAATTAATTGCAAAGATGATATTTTAAACGAAGTAGTAGTCCAAGACTTCAACTTATTAGATAACCTTAAAGTAGCGTAATTATGCTTGCAACACCTAAAGAACTAGTAAAGCTAAACGAAGAGTACCACAGGTATTTATACCTTACAAACATAGAATCAATAGAAAAAGAAAAACAACGTATTAAAAAACAATTTGGATATGAGTAAAATAAATAAATCTACAAGTATTTTAATACTCGGAGACGCAAGACACGGAAAAGATGAACTAGCTAAGTTTATCACAAATCAAACTGGATTAAAAAACGATTCTAGTTCAAGAGTTGCGCTTAGGGTTTTTCTTAGAGATATACTTTCTCGAAAATACGGATTGTTTTATGATAATTTAGAAGATGCATTTAACGATAGAGTTAATCACAGAGAGATATGGTACAACGAAATTTGTAGATACAATTCATTAGATAAATTAAGACTAGTTAGAGACGTTTTAAGTGTAGCTAACATATACGTAGGACTAAGAAGTGCTTTAGAGGTACAAGAAGCTAAGGAATCAAAAGTATTTGACCACATCATAGGTGTTTATAATTGGAGGGTAAAACGTGAAAGTAAAGAATCAAATACAGCAGATTTATTTAGGTACTCTGATTTCATAATAACAAACAATGGCACATTATCAGATTTGGAAAATAAAGTAACTAATATAATATTAAAAATAATTTTATGAGCAGCATTTTAATAGATAGTGTAGTAGTTTTTTTAACACAAATAATATTTATAGGAAGTAGAACTATAAATGTAAAAGCAATAGCTGATAAAAATATGAAAAAAGCGCTTATAAGCGGGGCCATAATTCACATAGCTTGGTTAGTCAGTATTTCTATTGGAGTTGTAAGTATTAATTCTCTTATGAAGGATTTTAATTTTGCTTATTTACCTGTAATAATGTGTAGTTTAATTGGTGGTTTACTTGGGACATATTGGGGGTTAAAAGATAAAATAAATAAAAAATGACACACTATAAAGCAATACTAACCATCCAGAAGCGTATTGCAGACCTTCAGGCAGAGATAAAGAACTCCGAAAAGATAATAGATGAACCAGAAATGCAAGCGGATCTATTCTATGCTAATAACGATATAGAGAATTTCAAAATCGAAATATCACAACTCACTACAACAATGCAATTTTTACTAAAAAATAATTAAAGATGGAAAAATATAAAATTAGTTACTACTACTTAGCAACTGGAATGGAAGGCAGAGCAGATACATATCCAGAAAAAATAATAGAAGCAGAAAGTGAAGACAAAGCACTTTACGAATACCATATTAGCAATGGAATTGATTTTGGTAGCTTTGAAGACTTCATGAAAGAAGAGCGACATGTTAGATATTGGGGAATAAGCTTAAAAAAAATATAAAAAATAGTGTTTAATTTAAAATAATTTTATACATTTGGTGCTCAAATTCTCTCACAATGAAAAATATTGATTATGTACCGCTAAATTACCAGATGCTTGTGAGAGGGCTATGGTTTTTAGCGGTTTTTTTTATTCCTAAAAATAATGGCTAAAGATAAAAAATCATTTCTAATGTATTGTGATTTGGTCCATACCGTAGAAAAACTAGAAGACGAACAAGCAGGAAAATTACTAAAACACATACTAAGATATGTAAATGATAAAAATCCTGAACCCGAAAACCAAATTATAGATTTAGTTTTTGAACCTATAAAATTACAACTAAAAAGAGACCTAACACGCTATGAATCAATAGTTAGCAAGCGTTCTAAAGCAGGTAAAGCAAGTGCTGAAAAAAGAAAACAAGAGTCTTCAAATTCAACACATGTTGAAAGTGTTAAACAAAGCTCAACAAATCCAACCGATACCATAGTAACAGATACAGTAACAGATACAGTAACAGATACAGTAACAGATACAGTAACAGATACAGTAACAGATACAGTTAAAGTTATAAAAAAAAGTATTGAAGATAGAAAAGCGGAATTTAAAAATTCCTTACTAGCTTTTGAAGAAAAATACGATAGTAATCTTTTAAATAAATTCTACAACTACTGGTCAGAACATGGAGATAACGACAAAAAATTTAGAAAAGAAAAAGAAAAAAGCTTCAGTACATCGTTAAGATTAAAAACGTGGAAAGAAAGGGAAAGAACATACAATGCCAATAATCAACAAAAAACAAAACCAAGTTTTGGAACAAACCGAAATTAATATGGAAAATCAAAACAAAATAATCGGAAAAAGAAAATACGAAGCATTAAAAGCTTTAAATTTGGAAGAAATTAACGATGAAACTATTGGTTTTTTTAATATGCAATTTCCTGATTTAACAATTGCTGAAGCTTTAAAAAAAATTGAGGCTTACGAAGAAAAGCATCCAACGGTTTTTGTTGTTGCAAAAAAAGCAACACCTGAAAAAAAACAGGAACCAAAACCTTTTTTGACAAAAGAATTACTTTGGGAAGTATTCAATAGAAAGTATTTTGAATTAAACAAAGTCAAGTATTCAAGAAGCGAAGATAGCATAGAGAACCTTAAGCCATTGGTTTATTATTTCATTGGAGATTTTGAGAATTTTAAAAAATGCAAGAACGTTTCTCCAATTTCTGCTCCAGATAAAAACAAAGGCCTTTTAATTATTGGCGGTTACGGAAACGGTAAAACATCCGTAATGAAAGCAATGGAGGAAAGTATGAAGTTTTCTAATTTCACTTTCAAAACAAAAACTGCAAACGATGTTGTTCTACAATACGAAGCATGCGAAACCAATACTGAAAAAGAGTTGTTTTGGAAGGACATGGTTACCGGTGTTTTAAATTTCGATGATTTACTTACGGAAAGAGAAGCTAATAATTACGGAAAAATCAATATCTTTAAAGATATTCTTGAAAAGAGATACGATGCAAATAAGCGAACCTACGCCACTTGTAACTTTAGTGATGAGTTTCCGGACGATGTATCAAAAGGATTGGAACAGTTCGGTTTAAAATACGGAAGCAGAGTTTTTGATAGGTTGTTCTCAATGTTCAATGTTGTAGTATTCAAAGGAGGATCACAAAGGAAATAGAAAAATTATGAAAACAAACTTTGATAAAATTAGAGAGCTAAATAAACGCCTTTTAGAAGATCCAGATATTAAACAACTTCTTGAAAAAAAACAAAACTATTAAACAGTTTAACGCCTAAATATTTACTTGATAAAAAGACAAATACCGCAACTGCGATACTGGATGAAAAAGAAATTGAAATGTTGGATAAAATAGATTTATTAATTAGACACAGAACAGAACAAATTAAAAATCACTATGCTTAATATTTTATATGCTAAGTTAAATTTAAAATAATGAATAGAAAAAGCGGTTATTATTGGGTGAATATACATGCTAATTATGGATGGAATATAGGATTATGGAGTAGCTTTACTGAGAAATGGAGCTTTTTTGTAACTAAAAACGAATGGACTGACGATTTAGTTATAGAAGTAGATGAAAGGCAAATAACTAGGCTTTAAATTTAATATTTTATATACTAAGTTAAATATCGCAAAGAAAATAAACAATTAAGAAAACAATTTAAAAATTAAAATTATGAATTTTAAAGAATTTAAGTTAGTAAAGAACAGACAAAGACCTGAATTTTGTTATGCTTATGAAAAATACACAAGCGATAAATCCAAGAAACTTTCGATTTTTACTATGGATGGTGGAAGGTCTTTTTTAGCTTCAATAACATCTAAAAATAATTTAGGTAAAATGGTTGATACTGATTTCTCTGAAACTTTTAATAGTATAGATGAATCTTTAAAAGCGTTGGAAGAAAAAATAAAAGAAAAAAATTAATGTTAACTTTAATAAATTTAAAATGGAATTTAAAAAATATCAACATTTAGAGAGATTTGGAACTACAGAAGTTCAAAACATTGAATTAGGAAAAACTTATATTTTCCCAAAAATTGACGGAACAAACGCAAGTGTTTGGTTAAATGAAAAAGGAGAAATACAGGCAGGGAGTAGAAATAGACATTTGACATTAGAAGCCGATAATGCAGGTTTTTACGCTTGGGTTAAAGAGCAAAGTAATTTATTAGAATACTTATTAGAAAATCCAAAGCATAGGTTGTACGGTGAATGGCTTGTGCCACATTCTTTGAAAACGTATAAAGAAAATGCTTGGAGAAACTTTTATGTTTTTGATGTTGCAGTTGACAGAGACGAAAATGAAATATTACACGAATCTGACGACAAAGTTAATTACTTGGCTTACGATTATTATAAACCATTACTTGAGGAAAAAGAAATTAATTTTATTTCACCAATTAGCATTATTACTAATGCAAGTTATGAGCAATTAGTAAATCAATTAATGAAAAATGTTTTTTTAATTGAAGATGGAAAAGGTGTTGGAGAAGGAATTGTAATTAAGAATTATGATTTTAAAAACAAATATGGTAGAAATACATTTGCTAAAATTGTAACTACCGAATTTAAAGAAAAGCATTCTAAAGTTATGGGAGCATCTGAAATTAAAGGTAAAAAAATGGTTGAATTAGAAATTGCAGAAGAATTTGTTACTACTGCTTTAGTTGAAAAGGTTTATGCTAAGATAGAAAATGATAAAGGTTTTAATAGCAGAAGCATACCTCAATTACTAAATACTGTTTATTATGATGTTGTAAAAGAAGATGCTTGGAATTTTGTTAAAAAACATAAAAATCCAAGTATTAATTTCAAAACATTACAACATTTTGTTTTTGCTCAAGTTAAAGTAAAATCACCACATTTATTTTAACTCATACATTCGTAAATATCGCATATCGCAATACGGAATAAATTAAAATTAATGTTAACCCTTAATAAAGTCCTGGTATAAATTATTAGGCAATTTAGAATTATGAAAAAAGTACTTTTATTATCTTGTTTTTTATTATTATCAATTTCTAGCATGGAAGCGCAGAGATCACGTCAAGTAGGAGGGGGAAACAACCAATCAATTTGTGTTTCAGAGGGTATCGTAGGATGGAATTATATTTTTGGTGTTCCTGTTCCTGTTTGGGGTTGTACAGCGTATATGTCTGCGGATTTAGCAACAATTAACCAAGATGAAGCAAAACCTAAAGAGCGAACAAAAATACTAACAGATTTAAAAACTGGTTCGGGTAGTTTAGTTGCTTAATTATATAGCGGAGTGTAAAATCTCCGCTTGTTTTTTAACACAAGTATATAAAAACGTTTTAATGTTTTATATAATAAGTTAAATATCGCATATCGCAATACGGAATAAATTAAAATTAATGTTAACCCTTAATAAAGTCCTGGTATAAATTATTAGGCAATTTAGAATTATGAAAAAAAAGATGATAGTATTAGCAGTTGGATTTGGATTACTAATTTTTGGATTTGCAACTACACCAGAAGCGTACGGTTACGCTTGTACAGGTGTTGGTGGATTTGTATTTGGCTGTGGATTAGCAATAAAGAAATAATTTTTATTGTGCCTAACTCCTTATATCCTTAATATTACGCTTATCTGTAAAAACCAA